TGGAAACACTGAACGATATGGAATCCGCCCATATTGTCATTGATGGAGCCGTCATACTACTAAAATATTGGCTATTAACTACTTGAAATCCTTTAATGTCGATTTCCGACATAAACATATCATTTGTCATTTTATTTCTCCTACTTTATTTGTTGATATATATCCTTCTGCTAAATTAATTCTATATTGTTCTTCGTGCTGTTCCACGGGGACGCCGAAGCATTCCCGCCAATCCGCTGGCAGATATGACCTTTTCCGTTTCGTTCCTGTACCGACAAATAGTTCAAAATCAGTAAGTTTAAATAAGTATAATCCCTCGTCATGATAGATAGCAGGTTTACCGAGCATTTTATATCTATACTGCTTATCCCAGCCCATAAGCTCGAACAATTTGGCGGCAAATATCTGACATATCATATCTCTGGTTTTGATTTCTTTTTCACCGCCGCCGCTTGCCCACCTGAGCGAGTCGGGGGCATCTGCATCGCACGGACGAACTATCAATCTCTTTTCATCGGGATGAATTAAAAGTTGAATATGTGTAATGCCGGGGAATCGTCTCAGACATGCCATATTGAATTTAATCTTATTATCCCAAACAGTGATTGCAGGCTCACGTGTATGCGCAAATAGTTCTGCTTTTGCCACCTGAAATCCTGCGAGATTGACCTTTTCTGTCTCTTCACCCTCAATTAGTTCTTGAACGTATTCGTCATTTCTACTCATCCGTACCCGTTACTCCCATTTTGATTTTTTCAGCACTTTCCAATACTTCAGCATGCGACAGTAGCGATAATTGCTGTTGTCCTTCCACATCCCTGCATTTAATTCCGCTTCGAAGATTCGGAACGGACTTCAAATAATATAATTCGTTGTCCATACTAAATTCATAGAACTCATCGCCAAACGATTCTTCCCATTCCTCGGGGCAAACCGCCATTCGCCGCTTCCGTATAGACTCTCTTTCTTCTTCGTTCACCACCTCTGCAATAGGCATCGCTTTTGTAAGATTAAAGACCATAATGCAGTCTGCGCCCTTCTCTATCCACGTTCCTAAAATTCTATAATTGAATTCGGGATTCCAATCCATTATCTGCATCAAAGCCTTGATAAAGAACGGACACGACAAAATTTTTATTAATATAGGCTGCCCCGTTTTCTGCTTGCGCCAGGAGATGCTGAAAGCATCATCCCTATCGCACGGGCGTATTGCCATCTTCCTTTCGGTAGGATGCAGTAATAATTGGATATAAGAATAATCCTGTAATCTTTTTCCGCAAGCCGTATTGAACATTATCTTTTCATTTGATATCGTCATACACGGCAATTCCGAACGTGCGGTTAAAAACTGCCCCCGGACCACTTGATATCCCGTTAAATCAAATGCACTAAATGCTGACCTCCGCACTCTACGCTCTGTCCTTCGCCCTTCAACGCTATCCGATGCATTATAGTAGGCATTCGGATCGTCATTAGCCCAATGATGATTGATAGGCACATATCCTTGAAATACCCCATCGTCTATGACTTGCATCACATGCAGACCGCCCCGCATTCCGTGGCGTCTATTGTATATCAGCGTTTGTGCCGCTTCGAAGATTTCAACAGGTATAATCGCTGGGTGATGATTTTCGTAATAGCATTGGTCACGGTTATTTCTGTTCTTTTTCTTCTTATGTTCAAAGATGTCCGCCGTGAAAGTTTTCCACGTTAGAACACTTCCGCAATACCTTTCATTGCGCACGATATATGCAAGCGACCCAGCGTTCCAATTCGTATTGCCGAGCTTGGTTTTTATCTGCATTTCCGTCAGCATTTCGGCGATTCGATCAAGAGTAAACCCAGCTAGGAACGCATCGAAAATAAATCGCACGACAATCGCTTCCGATTCTTCAATTTCCAATATGCCGTATTTTATATAATTACCGAGCATATCCCTCGGTCGTCTATATCCGTAAAGCTCTGGTGTAAGTAGTTTATTATGCTTGAACCGCTCATTTAACGACCAATTCATACTCTCGCTCTTTTTCTCGGACTCGGCTTGCGCTATGTTTGCAAAAAGTCCAAGTTTTAACTCGGATTCTTCCGAAAGCGTATAAATTGAGTCGGTTTCAAACAAAACACCCACTGGCGGATTTAAACGTTTTAGTTCTCGTACAAGAGAAAGGCAGTCAACGATATTTCTTGCAAAACGGGATACACTCTTTGTGACAATGAGGTCATATTCACCACGGCGGCAAGCCTCTATCATTTCATTGAAACTATCTCTGTGCTTTAACGACGTACCCGAGATGCCCTCATCGGCATACACGCGTTTTAAATCCCAATTTTTGTGTGTATTGGCAAGATGAGTATAATGCTCCTGCTGAAGGACAAAAGATGACAACTGCTCGTCGTTTCCCGTTGATACACGGCAATAGGCACATACCCTCATTGACCGAGCATCATCATTGATGTCCATTTTCTTCATCGCTGGTATCATCTTTGTCGGAGCATCGGCTTCATGGATTTTGTATGCTTGCCGTATCTGTTCCCGATTATCGCTTACTGCCATTTATACCTCCGTTAGTCGTCATCGTCCGAGTCCTCGTCTTCCCCAGCTATCCAAAACCAGCCGCCCTTTCGCTTAACTGATTCTATATTCAGTCTTGCTTTAGCTTCATTAACCGTCCGCTTTGCAATACCCTGGTCTTCACATTGGCGCAGAACTTCATTGGCAGAGCATTCACCGTTTTTTATACATTCTTTAATAATTGCTACTGCGCGGTCTAACTTGCTGTTTGATTCCTCATAGGACTCATCCAAAATTTGTTCAGCGGTCAGCTTGCTTTTTCGTAGCCACGAAATAGACGATTTCCCATCGACAGAAAATAAAATCGAATCGCCTATCGGTGCAAGATTGCTTTTAACATGAGCGAGTACTCGCATTTCGGGCTGACTTTTCAGCCTTGCAACCAGCAACACACTTCGAGCTGCGGCGGCTATATCAATAGAGCCAAGTCCACGGTATAATCCTTTTCCGTTCCCTTTTGTCATGTGTCCTATCATAATGACAGCGCACTTCTTTTGCTGTGCCATTCGTGCGAGTTGATTCATAATCGGGCGAATTGCCCCAGCCCTATTCATATCGGTGTTTGCACCCCAATAGGCTTGAACTGGGTCAAGTATCAGCACCCTTGCCCCTGTTTCATCAATTGCTTTTGACAGCCGTTCATCACCAAGCTCTAACGCCGTTTCATCTTCTTCTATATAGGCAACTTTATTCAAGTCCGCACCGCAAGCAATTAAGCGAGGTACTATTGTATCTTCCTTTCCGTCTTCGCTATTCTGATAGACGACCGCTCTCGGATCGGTTTTTTCTTTTTCAAGCGGTAAAGCCTCGCCGTTCGATATGATGGATGCTAAGTTAATAGCAACCGTGGATTTCCCTTCTCCTGGATCACCTTGAATAATTGTAATTTTGCCGTAAGGGATATACGGATACCACAACCATTCTACCTTTTTAGCCTTTACTTCTCTGTAATATTTAACTGAATAAGGTTGCTTTACGCCGTCCATACGACCTCCAATTTTCAGCCTCTATCTATTTTAACATTAAACGCATTTTGCCCGTGAATACATTTGTCAAAAAAACGCCCGTATTCTTGCCGATTTTCTGACATTTGTATAATTTTTTATAAAAAACACCCCAAAAACGGTTGGCGAAATACTCGTTTTTGTCTACATATTCTTTATAGCCACTCTCCCATTGTGGCAGTTTTATAAAGGAGGTGTATTACATATGGAAAGCAACGTAGAATTTTGGACGTCTGCACGGTTCTTTCAGCGGTTGGACTTTTTGCTTGAGATGAAAGGCATCACGTTTAATCAGCTGAGCTTTATGTCCGAAACGAGCATTTCTTCCATCTACCAAGCACGTAGGCGGAAGACAATGCCGAGTTTCCAAACTCTGTGTTGTCTCTGCGACGCTCTCGGCATTAAGCTGTGGGAGTTCTTCAATACGGACGCAGAGCGCACGGCAGCTATGGAAAATGTCGTTTCGCAGATGAAGAACCTTTCAGCGGATAGCCAGAGCATTTTGGAAGCCTTGGTTAAGCAAATGAAATAGCGGAAAGTATTGCCCCCGTATTCTTGCAACCTTGGCTCTGAAAGCAAGTAAAATAGCCGCTATTTTGCACTTTTTGTGGTAAAAACAGCCATTTTACGCCATTTTAAGATTGCAGTAATTTTTTAATTTTCGCATCCTAAAAAATCAATATTTGCAACCTTAAAAACGAAAAAAAGGTCATCACCCGTTATTGAGTGATGACCCTTTTATTTACTTATATATTGACAGCCTTTTTATGATATTAGACGCAAGATTCTTACCGCTACGCCCGTCGCTCGGCGTTTTCGAGATGGGAAACCAATACTTTTCATCGCCTTTGAACACGATTTTGTAATGGTTCTTTTCGCTTACCACTTCAAACCCAAGCTCACGCAGCTCGGCAAACTCCTTGTCCTTTATCCCTTCACCTCGGGAGAATATCTGCTTTATCCTCTCGAAGATTTCTTTGCCATATCCCTTGACGGGATTATCGTCTATGGTTGCCTTTAATAGCTCGTATGCTCTCGTATCTTCGGCATAATTTTGTAAGGCATTAGTCAGTATCGTCATTATTAAGTCGTATTGTTCATAATCATAAAACTCATTTTTATCAGTCATGGTGAGCAAACCGCCTTCAGCCGTCTGCCCTTGTTCTAACACTTCAATCCTTGCAGTCAATGTCGCTATTCGCCGTTTCGCTTGGCTTAACTGCTCTTCAAGCGAACCATTCTCCGCATCAAATTCATCTAATAACTCACTTTTAACTTTTACTTCATCCGTCATTCGCTCAACGTGTAACCCTTTCCATGTTGGTGCTTCCGCATCTACCTGTGCTGTCATATATTGAGCGACTTCATTTAGTATCATTTTATCCAGCGTACCCCAGCCGAGCGCACTTCGTGGCGTTAGATTTTTTGATTTTCCTCTGCCTGGGTAGTATATCGCTACATGCCCGTTGTATGGGTTATTCCCGTTGGTTTTATCTTTCAGGCTTCGAGCATACCCATCTTCGTTCTCAGCTACGATGTACGCCATACCAGCCAGCCGTCGAGCAAGGTTATCAATGTCTATTTCATACCCAGCACTATCGAATATCTTAGTTGCGAACACCATTGGCATCGTTAGTTGGTAGTTACCGTTTACCGCATCGACGATCAGGTCTTTCATCTCTTCCGTCGTATATACTGGCTGCGCCGTTATTGGGATAGCAGTTGGCTTTATGTACTTACTGTCTATAAACGCCCGAATTATGTCTGTACGGATAATCGGCACTTTTTCAAATCTTGTTGTATCGCCATTACATTTTACGTGTATGTATAAAACCTTTTCCGCATCCGTGGATTTCAGAATTATCTCGGTTATCCAAATTTGCTCGTAATAGGTTTGTTCAAATTTGAATAGAAAGTAGTCACCGCTTTCGTTCCCTGTTTTGAACGTATCGATTAAGCAATATTCGTCGGTTAGGTGAACCGCACTTTTATCCTCGCTATTTTCGTATTCAGTTCCAATTACCCGACATGGGGCGTTCCCTTTTAACCACTTTATAATGACTGCGTTCATTTCTTCTTCGCCGAACTCTTTGATAAGTTCGAGCTTAGTTGATAGCACTTTCATATTTATACCTTCTCCGATATTTTAATCATAGTTATCGTCATCCTCATCGTCGTCATCATAGTCATCATCTGGTAAGCGGTTATAGACGTTATTTGCCGCTTCAAGATAGAGCGAGAACGAATGCTTGTTGTTATCCCGATTGGCATTTTTTAATTTTAAATACTCGTCACGGATCGCATTCCAGCCGTTGTTATATTCAAGTATTTCATCAACCTTTGCATCAACATCACGGCTCAAATTCCTGAATATAAAATCATAGCTTTCTTGCCGTTTGTCATGCTTTAAGTAATAATACCCGTTTTCGCTACGATTGCTATCGTAATAAATTATCGCAAAATCACAGCTATGTTCTATACGGCTTTTTTGTTTATCCACCACTTTTATAGTTATTGCAGAAGTTGAGTCTTGCGGGTCTTTATATTTTGTAGTTTTCAACACAGTTCTAAATGCATCCATAAACTGCTGTTTTACAACATCCGCTTTATAATGGTATCCCGGTTTCGGCGCAGAGATTATCAAATTATAATCAAAATCATATCCGCCGTTTCCGCCGACAATACGAGTTACAAGATGCCTTTTCCCGCTTCCTATCAAGCTGAACTGAAAGGTCATTTCGTACTTCTTACGCATTACGGCTTGAACTTGATTGATTATTTTCTCAAGTTCTTGTTTAACTGGTTTATACTCTGCTTTTGTAACATATTCAAACATACTATTCTCCTTTCGCCCATGCCGCCATTTCACGCTTTTGCGCTAAATCGTTGTAGTATATCATATTTTTAGGATTTGTCAACCCCTTTTTTCGATTTTTTCTTATCCTTTTGGGCTTTTGGTGCTTTAGGTTTTTCTTTTTTTGCTTTCTTATTTTTAACTTTTTTAGTTTTTACTTTTTTAGATTCGTCCTTAGTCGCATCCTCTATGGCTTTTTTGAATGTGAAATACATCCAATATAAGGTACTGTAATAATAATCCTCATAGGTTTCTGCATATGCGCCCGTACTATTATTGCGAATTTCGCTCTCAAAATAGCAACCAAAAAACCGATTATGTATGTTGACCACAAAATTATGAACCAGCAGCATTACCCAATAACAAACCACATCTTCGTTTGCAGATCCTAATCCTTTGCTGCTCCACACATAATCAACTGGCGGTATCGGGTTATCGTTCTCCACATTTTCATGATTACGGTCGAGTATATAATCAAAGTACTGCTCAATATAGCTACTCAATCTGATGCCATCGATATGTTCATCGAATAAAGCGACTATTGGTGATAGCTTATATATCGTTTGGAAACCATCGCTTTCATATTCATTAAAATGTAACTTTCTGTAGTTATCAAAAGCTCGATGGAAATACTTTGCGCCGTCATAAAGGAACGGTTGCTGACCGAGTTTAAACTTGTCTATACACTCTTCCAACAGTTTAAAGCTATTATCGACCCAGCTTGTCCCCTCAATCGGTGTTAGCGTAAATTCAGCCACCTCTAATATTTTCTTTTGAAGTTTATCAGAGCAGGCACAGAAATTCGTGTAAATTTTACGAACGTGCTTTTCGTGCCTATGCAAATTTGATGCAATAATGCACCACGGAAGATACTCTCTTTCCGCTTCGTTTTTGATTAGGAATTCGTGGGCTTCCTGTTCCAATATTTCATCTTGTTTCTTTTGCTCCGCTCTTTCCAGCTCTAATTCGTGCCGATGCTGAAACCAATAGATTAAAAATGACACCGCAACCGTTGCTATCAATGATAATGCGCCGATAACTATTTGAACAATTTCCGCTGCCGACATACGACCTCCATTAAGGCAGTTTTTTTCTTTCTACCACCTTTTCTGTTCGTCTGTCAAGCATACGAATGCCGAGTGGTATTATTTATATATAACCCCACTCTGCTATTCACTAAACGGTTTCCTTAATGTCAATACCGCAGTTGAACTGGAACTCTAACTCATGCTTACTAATTACCTTTATTGCATCGAGTAATTTTCGCATTACGTCTTTATCGGTGCAATTCGATCTTGCCTCGTCTATCAGTTCGTATGCATCTTGCAACCTCTTTTGCGCAAGCTGACATTGCAGATTCTGCGCATGCACATTTTTCTCTCTTTCTTCAAGGTCAACAATCTGCTGACTGAATTCTGAATATTTCCGCTCGTATTCTTCCAATGACACATCGCCATCTCTCTTTGCCTTGAACAAGTCCAGCACCGCCTTTCTCGCTTGCATTAGAGCTTTGCGGATTTCCTCTATGTCTTCGGGTTGCTCTATGTTCATTCCTTCGAGAGTCGCTTGCTTAATTATGTCCATTAATCCATCGGTTTCGCCCAGCAATCGCTTGACTGCCCTCTCGTATGCGGCATATATATCTTTCTCTTTCAGCGGTCGCATTTTACATGACTGCTGGTCTTTTTGATGAGTTATGCATACCCATGTAGGAATAAATTCCCCAGATGCCACCGTGCGTCCGTTTCGCCTGAACTTTGCACCGCAGTTTGCACAGACCAGCAATCCGCTTAGCACATATTTTCTGCTGTACTTTCCCTTGCCCGTTTTTACGGTTGAGCGGAGGTTTTTGCGTCTTTCTTTTTCTGCTTGTACCATATCGAACAGTTCCTGACTGATGATTGCTGGATGGCTGTTCTCTACATAGTAGCTTGGTGCTTGTCCTTCGTTCTTTACTCGATGCTTAGACAGTACATCAGGTTTGAAAGTCTTTCCGAGTATCGCATTACCTGTGTATTTTTCGTTTGCGAGGATATTGAGGATTGAGTTAGGCTTGAACTGATGTCCTTTCCTTGTCACATATCCTTCCGCATTCAGAGAATCCGCAATCTGTCTAACGGAATCGCCTGCGAGGTAGTTGCGGAATACCATTCGTATGATTTCGGCTTCTTCCTCGACGATAGCATATTCGTCGCCTTCCTTTTTATACCCAAGGGTACAAGGGTTGATTAATACCTGACCGTCTTTAAACCTCTTTTGATATGCCCACTTAATATTGGTTGACATGGTGCGGCTTTCTTGTTCAGCCATCGCAGCCAAGATTGTTATCAGCACATCACCGCTTGCAGACATTGTATCGATATTTTGTGTTTCGAAGAACACACTAATTCCCATCTCCCTCAGCTCTCGGATGTACATTAAAGTATCCACCGTATTTCGCGCGAATCTTGATATAGATTTGACGAGTATGCGGTTTATCTTTCCAGCTCGGCAATCATCTATCATTCGCATGAAGTTCTTTCTTGCCTCCGCTTTAGTGCCTGTTACACCCCAATCCGCATACCCCGGCACATACTCCCATTTGGGATTCGCCATAATCTTTTCTTCAAAGTGTTCTTTCTGGCGCTCATAGGAGTCCTCTTGCTCGTCGTTTTCTGTGCTTACTCGAGCATAATAGGTTACCTTCTCTTTTGCTGTAACCGCCGTCATATTTGGACGGAATAAGACGGGACGCTCTTGCACCACCCTATTATTAATTGCCATCGGCTACCTCCTTTTCCCTTGCCAATCTTGCCATCCTTCGGTCGTACCAACCTTTTGTGTTCCCTGATGCGCCGTTAGTATATTCTCGGCTGATTTCAACTCCGTTAATAAATACGAATGTGATTTTCTTCGGAGTCATCACCACATAATCCAAGAATATTTCGACCTTCTCCTTATCGTATTCGGTTATCGGGACTAAATCCGATTTATTAAGTTTGCGGACAGTCTGTTTTTCTATCTGCTTATTAATTTCATCGATTTGCTCTTTCACGGTCTTCCATTCCGCATTATAGTCGGCAATTTCTATCATTCTATTAACTTTAAGAGCATTTAACTCTCTTTCTTGTTCCAGCAGCCACGATAGCTGCCGATTCAACACTGATATCGTATCGCCCTCACCTTTCAATGCTATGAATTCGTTATAGCACTCTACGAATTTATCTTTCAGGACACAGTCTTTTATGCGAGTACCGATGCAGTTCTCAGCCCCAAAGGTGTCTTTTTTACTGCATACCCAAACCACAACTTCGTATGGCTTTCCGCAGTTCTGAACTTTTCGTATATAATTCCCACCACAGCATCCGCATTTAATCTTCCCCGTAAATTCATAATTTTTTCGTGCTACACCTATTTCGCATTCACATGCCCTTCCCCTCATCAATTCTTGCACTTTTTGAAAATCTTCTACTGATATAATGGGTTCGTGCGTATTTTCCATAAAATACTGCTTGACTTCGCCTCTATTCTTTCGGCATATTCCGTCCACATTATAAAACTTTTGCATTAATGCACAGCCTATATACTTTTCGTTGTTCAGGATGTAATGAATTGCACCACGGCTCCATTTTCCGTGGTTGCTATAATCAAGCCCCACCTTTTCAGCCGTTAGTTGCTTGGCTATGGCGAGTATCCCTTTCCCGTGGATATACATATAAAAAATTCTTTTTACTACTTCAGCCTCGCTTGGCTCTACGATGAGGGTGTTATCCTCTTTCCTCATCCGATAGCCGAGTATCTTTGCCCCTATGCTGATATAGCCGTTTTTGTACTTTTCACGCATAGCCCACGTTTGGTTTTGCGAATAGATTTTCAGGTCGTTTTCGGCTACTGATGCGGCGATTGTTAGGAATACTTCGCTGTTCGGGTTAAATGTATCAATCTTTTCTTTTTCAAAGATTACCTTTATTCCCTCATCTCTAAGTTCTCGCACCATTGACAGCAGTTCTTCCGTATTCCTTGCAAATCTTGCTACAGATTTTGTGAATACGACATCGAATCGCTTTTCCTTAGCGTCTGCCAGCAATCTTAGGATCTGCGGTCGTTTATGCGTCGAACGTCCGCTTATGCCTGAGTCTGCATAGATTCCGACAAACTCGTATTCGTTGCTTTCCGCCATTGCTCTTTGCCAATAGTCTGTCTGATATCCTAAGCTGTGCATTTGCGCCTTGCTTTTGCTTGATACTCGACAGTATGCTACTGCTCTTTGCTTTGCCATTTTTACCTCCTTACAACTACACCTATTATTTTTCGGACTTGAATGTAGCTTAAAAAAATTTGTCCTACCCATTTCCCGTGGGTAGGACAAACATACCGTAAAACTTCAATTGAGCCCAGCGAAACAGCGCCAAATTACGAAAGAATTTTTGACAAAATAAGATCGCTTATTCTCGCCTTTTCTTCATCGTTGATGATGCCTTTCAGCCACATTTTCTCAACGATAGCGTTGGCATAGGCAATCTGCAATGCCTTATTCTCCATCCTCATCATCCTTCTTCGTAAGCTGCTTTATAATCTGATTAGTACCCGTAGCAGTTAAACCGCTTGCGCCGCCGACAAGAATTGCCACACACACATTGTCCGCCGGGATAATGCTCGGCAAGGCGTAGAAAGCCACAACTCCGAGTACTGCGCCTAATGCCGCCGATATCAGCGGAATAAACCGCTTGAATTTCTCGTTTTCCTGTACTGCGTATTTAATGATATTGATTACCCAATACACAATGGTTGCGATTGCGGGTACGCTTATAAGTTCCAAATACTCCATTTCTAATTTCCTCCTTAATTTTTGGTAGTTTGCTCGAGCAGAAACTCGTACATCTCTTCATCGGCTTTCTTATATGCCTCGATTGCCGATTTCATTTCACCGTTGGTCTTCCCATCGCGTATGGCGATGGCATCTGCATAGGTAAGTTTTCCCACCGCATCTATGCTTCTGAGTATCAAGAGATTTTCCTTTCTCTTTGCCTCGTCCCGTTCCTCGTCCTTCTTGGCTTTCTTTTTAAAGAAATGCTGCAAGAAAAAAAGCACCATCCCGCTGATGATGCTCGACGTTATGCTTATTATAATTGCTGCCATATACTCTCCTATTCCATTCGCACCCAATATGTGAATTCGGTTCTTTGTGTTCCAACTGCCTTTTGCCAAACACCGCCGAGCGTATCCGCCGGGTTAATATCCCCGACCGTTATCCTCACAGTGTTAATCGGGAAGAATGCATCGAGAATTTCCTGCTTGCTCATCCCCGCAAAAAAATACGGCAAGACCGCCCATGACGATTTACCGTTGCCGATTTTGATTCTCCCAGTATCTTCTTCAACCCCGATTTCACCCTTTAGTAATACTGGGTTTACATTAAGCCAATTAACTGCACTATCCGTCCGCAGGCGGACTTTGACATTCACCTCTTTTTCCGCCATAACAGCACCGCCTTTATGCGTTGCCGCCGTTCAGAATAATGGTATCCGTTTCGTGCAAAATCGTTTTGCCGTCCGTTAAATCCGCCGAGCTTGTCTGTCCGAAGTTTTCCGTGAAAGAATTCTTTGCACGTTCTTCCGTGTAGTACAGGTTTTCCTTTTCCTCGATGTCGGCGGTGGTCAGCACAACTGCACCGACCTGTCCGTTGACTGAACTGATTTTGCAATCGGGCGACTGCAGTTCAAGCCAATTCTCCAAAACCGAAGCGGGTGCATTTTTAAGGATGTACGACTTGCTCTCATCCGAACGGATTGCCACGTCGCCTTTTTGAGCCGTAAGCGCAAGCATTTCTTCTTCGCTCGATACCGCAAACGGCTCGGTGATAGCTATAGGCGGAAGGTACTTTTTATCTATCTTCCCGTTTGCGCCGAGTTCTACAAGATTGCCCGCTTTAGAGCCAACGTTCCTTGCCGCTGCAGTACCTGCGTCCGTTATCTTTGCAAGCGTTAATTCGGGGATATCCTCGGGCGTAAGCAATTCGGACTTGATAATAAGCCCCTTTTCGTTTACCGTGAACTTCGTAAACGTACCAGCAGTTGTTCCGCTATTCGCAAGTATGATTTCTATGTTTGCGTCTTCGCTGCCGTCGAACTCTGTTTCGCCCGTTGCATCGCCCGACACGGTTATTTTTCTTGCCTCTTTCAGCTTTTGCGCAACTTGCGATTCCGCAACGACTGCAAGCTCTTCGGCAGTAGGTATGCGTTTCCATACCGCCGCCGTTTCGCTCTTTGCAATAAGCACATAGAATTTGTACTCAGCCTGATTAAGCCACAGCTCACCGATATCGTAGTCCGTATCCGCATCCGTGGGATTTGTTTCGGAAAGCACGATATCATCGCTTATATACTTTAAGTTTTCCCACGCCGCAATACCGTCACCGATTTTGATTTTCCTTGTATCTATTTCGATACCTATTTCACCTTTAAGAAGAACGGGATTAACCGCCGCCCAATTCGCCGCCGTATCGTTGCGGAGCTGAATTTTACTCTCCAATACCCTTTCTACGTTTTCGTTAGCCATTTGCATTTCCTCCATTTATGATTTTTATTTGGTTATAATCCGCACCGATGCAGATATAAGTACCCGTAATTTCATCCCAGCGGTATGATCGATTTTCGGTGGTGTCCATATAAAGTACTGCCTTATCCCCACGGTTAGGGAATGCGTATTTGCTTACATACTGCTGAGGTTTGAGTTTAACCTCTACTGTTCTTTCATCGTTATCAACGACGGTTTCCGTTACTTCGTTCTCTATCCCGTCGTATGACTTGGTTATTGATTTGAACTGCTCGACGTGTACGCACCCCTCGCAGTTGCAGTTGTTTTCACTCACTTAGCTGTCACCTCCAATTCTCTGTCCACAAGCGTATATATTTCCTTGCCCTTGCTCCGCACATCCACGGTGAGTTGCATTTGATAAAGAAGGCAGGGCATCTTTGCCGTTTCCTCCGCCGTCAAGAACACAAAATACGAATCGTCAGTTTTCTCAAACCCGTCGGGAAACACTTTCTCCAATATCGGCTTACGGTTTCGGCGTCCGATAGTGAACGTCAGCTTGTCATTCGGCTTTATCTTCAGTTTGCTCTCACCTTCTATCGGAATACCGACATGAAAAAAGGCGAAGCTCGCCGCCTCGCCTTGCACTATCTTGTTTCGCATAAACACTCCTCGCTATGAATTTGCTGTGTCATTGAATCCACCGTTGGCTGTGTTGGCACAAGCATAGGCATCGTCCCTTGTGTTGGAATAATATGAACTCGTAAATGTTGCCGTGCTACTCGTTTCGTTTTTGCTACACCTTGACACAGCTTTACACCCTGAAAAGCCGTATGCCGTATAGTCCGAAGTTGCAGGTGTGCAAGTTGCGCTACCTTTGCACTTGGTTATGTTCTCACAATCTCTAAACCCTACGGAGCTTCCGCCTGCCCACTTACGATTTGCGTTCCAAGCATTCGCATGACCGACACAGCGTGTTAGATTATCGCAGCCAAAGAAAGCATATGCGGCATTCTGTGCATTGACTTCGGCGGAGCAGTTGGTCATATTCATACAACTCATAAATGCGTACCCAGAGTAAGCGTTGTCGCTTTTGGCTGTACAATCTATAAGGTTGCAACAGCTACTAAAGCAATACGCACTTTGGTCAGTCATCACGTTCGCTCCGTGGACTTCAACATTTACCCCGTAAAACAAATAGCCTTTATCCGTTTCCTTTTTCGAATCACCATATTCAGTTGAAAGACCATAGACATCTCTTGTGCTTGTATCCGCCACATAAAAGTACAGCTTACTGCCTTCTTCCCCTATTACCATTTTGGTTTTCGTCTGCGTTAAGTTGATTCCGACACAAGTATTTTGTCCACCCCTATAATTTTTGAACTTGATTTCTTTGTTGCATTTCCAAGTCCCCTTCTTTATCAGCACTTTCGAAAAGTCGCAGGTCTTATCGTTATCTGCCCATTGTTCCAATGCTGCATCGCTGTCGACTATGAAGGTCGGAGAGAAAAAACCTCCCCCGCCACCGATGCTCGGTTTGTCAAGCAAGTCATTGTAGCTGCCGCTCGTTGCAACTGCCGCCAACCCTGTCACCTTGCTTGCCGACACGGAGTCAATCTTGGCATCCGTTACCGCCTTATCCGCAATATTTACAGTTGTAACCGCATTTGTATCGAGTTTCGTTGATGTAACCGCCCCCGTACCAATTTTAGTTGATGTAACCGCACTACTTGCAAGCTTGGCGGATGTTACTGCCGAGTTGTCAATATCCGCCGTTCCAACCGACCCCTTAAACGCCAACGCTTTCAAGTCGGCGAACCACTTTCTTACTTTTCCGAAAAATCCTTTCACTGTTTCTTTATCCCCCACATTCTCACGGGTTGCACTTTGTGTGCTGTTTACTTCCGCATTTTGTACTTGCCCGATGGTTATCTTTGTTTCGTTTAAGTACTTTTCATTCTCTGCAAGCGTATTGAAGATTTCAGGTTTAACCTGACTTTCCGCCGTATAGTTGCTCTTTGGTTCTTTCCATCCCATAATAGTCTTCTCCTCAATTAGTTTTCTCTTATGTAAATTAATTTTTTTAATGTGAAATATTGCAATTTAACTCAATCTAACTCTTCAATTTTTCCAAGGTCTGACAGTTTGAAAAGATAAATTAAGAATGAGCCGTCCGCATCAAACCCCGTATAAGGGCAGCCCCGCTCATCGGCGGACTGCAAAATTGAAACCGTTGTTTTGCCTTTGTAATAATCAATTTTCAGTTGTACTTTCATTTCCTGTCCGTCAAAATAAGCCGAGGAAATATTGCTGTAACACCCGTTGTCCATATTTTTATTGAAAGCTACTGTCCCAAATGATAGCGAGTTTGAGAGCGAACCTGCATTCCTATAAATCGCTGATGCTAAGTACAGACCTTCCTCAATTTCTGCAGGAGACTCCCATGTATAAAAAACATACTTCTTAAAGTTAAAACCACCGCCCCCGCTCGGTATAGTCGGCTTATCCGACAAATCGTTGTAGCTTCCGCTCGTTGCAACTTTTGCAAGCCCCGTAACCTTACTTGCCGACACCGAGCTTATTTTTGTATTAGTTACGGCGCTTGTTGCTATCTTCGCCGATGTAACCGCACTGCTTGCAATCTTGGCGGACGTTACTGCCGAATTGTCAATATCCGCAGAACCTACTGTTCCTTTGAACGCCAACGCTCTAAGGTCGGCGAACCACTTTCTTACTTTTCCGAAAAATCCTTTCACCGTTTCTTTATCCCCCACGTTCTCACGCATTGCGCTTTGAGTGCTGTTTATCTCCGCATTTTGCACTTGCTCGATGGTTATCTTTGTTTCGTTTAAGTACTTTTCATTTTCAGCAAGGGTGTTGAATATTTCAGGCGTGACCTGATTTTCCGCCGAGTAGTTATTCTTCGGTTCGTTCCATTTAGCCATGTTTTACCTCCCTATTTTTTACGTCCGCGTGTTTCTTGTTTCAGTCCTCCGCTGTAACTAAACTTGTTATATTCACACAGTAGCTTTTTACTATCACCAAATCTATCGACGCAGTTATATATCAGACCCGTTTCAAGCTCAGGATTGCCACGCCATTCCGTCGTTATACTGCCCTCACCCGCTTTCATACGGTTAAGCAGCAAAGTAGCCATGTACTCCGCTTGCTCGTAGCTCTGCACAAGCTCGCTTGTCGGATGTGAATATTCTACGACCCCATAGAGCTGTATACTTTCTTCGTCCCTCACCGTTACCGTTCGGGTATTGATATCTATTGCATTCCCAGATACGGTTATTGTCGTAGTCTGCGCTGTACCCGCATTATTTTTCAACGTACAAGTGCAGGAATTTACGCCGCTCTCATACGATATTATCCGCACCGAAGCGTTACCGCTTGTCGCAGTCGGATACGCCACCTCCGAGGTATAGTCGATTGCTATAGTTTTAGTTTCGTAAGGATTTAGCCATATCTCTGTTTCCGCAACGTCGATTACGTCATCCTTTATGCTGATTTCGCAGTAGTCCACCGACACGCTGTTAGAAAAGTCCGTCAGTGTTATGTTCGATTTGTAAGAGAACATATTACTCGGGTTTACTTCTATCGAACTGCGGTTCGGCTCGTCGTCTTCGCAATTAATAACGATTCGGTTCTCCCTGTCCACGAACACCTTGCACAACCCCGCATTTGCTATTTCCTGCAAAGCGTCCCATCCAGTGGTCTTCGGCAATAGCGCCGTATCCACAACAAAATCTTTCAGCCTTGCCGTTATAATATAGTCGGTTGAATTCAAACCCATCTTCGTCAAAATATCTTCGGCTATTTCATACAACGACACATTTTCAACGAGCGGAAAGCCAACGTAGGTCTTTATTTGCAAGCGCATCATTCTGTCGGTTGCCGTGCATTTTACCCATTGGCTATCCTGCGGTATATCCCATTCGTCCGAGTAAAAAACGCCGAGCGGCTTATACTCTATTTCACCGTTTTGCTCTATTCCGATAAACGGGTACAGCTTGCGGTCTAATAGCATAAGCGTCCGCAGATAGCCTTTGTCGAACTTGCGGTCTTCGTTGTAAATACTAACCGTCATTGAGTCCGAATTGATATTGTAGTTACCCTCGGAAGAACAGAGTTCTTCACCGACTTCGAACGACAGCAAATCTTTTCCTTCGTATGTCTCATACACCCGTTCGAAAAACCGCAGAATTTTAGCGCAGGCATTCGGCGTACTCCATTTTAATATCGTCATACGCACAGACGTTATGTCCGCTATTTTCGGATTAACTAATATCTCCACGTTTGAATTGCCCGTTATCGTATCGGTTTTCACTATAGAGCCGTTTCGCTTATACTGCAGCGTAAAGTCCACGGGGTATTGGTTGAGTTTTTCATCGCCGATTATTCGCCAATAGATTATAGGCCGCATACCGAAAGACAGCTCTATATACGGTCTATTTGCAAATGCCCCCGTACTATCTGCGAGTTTTCCGCTCCACCAACCAACGACAAGGTCGTCCGACATCATTTGGAAAGTTCCGTCCATAGTCGAGTTTCCGTCCATCGTGCAAGCCTTTACAGTAGGCGCATAAGGCGGTTTATACACTTCAGCCGGGTGGCTGATTTCAGAGTTTGCGCTGACCGCAACTTTAACGTCACGGCTCAGTTCTTCATCTGCATATACGATTTCTACTTTGCCGTAAACCTTACGGGGATTATCCGAGTACTTCATAGGCTACCTCTCCGTAAAACTTACGGACACCCCTTTCCACATCAGTTGTCCTTTTGCCCAATTATAATGCGGTTGAAACGTCAAATTTTCCGCCCGAGCCGTCATTGTAACAAGACTGCCCATACTGTCGTGGAACGATACGTCCGCAAATATGCTTGATTTAACGGCGTTTGAGAGTATAACCATATCTTCTTTCGAAAGGTATTCCCAACTTACGTCAACCTTGCGTTTTGTGCCGATTATATCCACTACCATCGTTCCGTCAACGGTGCGTTCGGCTATATCGAGTATCTCTGGCGAAACAGTCAGTTCGGTGGGCGGTTTTATTTTCTTTCCGTTAATCTTGAAAAAGTCCATATCACACTCCTTGCAAATTCACACCGTTTCGCTTATATTCTCTCGATAGCTTCGGCAGCATCAGTCTTGCAAAAGTCTGCCCGTCAATCTGTAAAACAAGTTCCTTATCGTCAGCTCCGCCCATTCCGTTCATCGCCGCCATTCCTTGCAACAAGCCGTTCAGCAGGTCACCGTTGGGACTTGAGCCAGTACCTATCATTGCCCTGTTCGGAGAAGTTGCCAAGCCGAGCGTGTTTGCCACCTCGATTGCCGCTCTCTGCATCATTGGAATGTTGGCGTACATATCGTTAGCCATCATATCCATTAGATTCGGTATCCACTCGTCTGCGGTATGACCCGGACCTTTCTTGGTAGGCGATCCGAAACCGAGAAAGTTGGCAATCGACTTGCCGACACTCTTCACACCGTCTACTACCCAATTCGCCGCTTTCTTTATTCCGCCCGTAATGTTGGATATTAAGTTCGAACCCCACGAGCTTGCCTCACCGCTCTGACCCGTGAAAAAATCTTTTATCTTACCGAATACTCCCGTTACGCTATCCCAAATTCCGCCGCAGACGTTCTTTATTCCGTCCCATATCTTTGTGAAAAATCCGCTTATGCCTTCCCACACGCCTTTGAAAATGTTACCGATTGTTTCTCCGACGTTGCCGAAGAAAGAGCAAATATTCTCGCCGAAGCCTTTGATAAATTCCCAAATACCGAGGAATATGTTTTTGATTCCCGACCAGATATTGCTTGCAAAGTCTTGCATATATTCCCAAGCCGAAGACCAATCCCCGCGCAGCAATGCACACACAATTTTTATAATATCGAGTATTGCGCTTGCCACGTCGATAACCGCTTCAAGGAACGGCCCGAGTGCGTCTATAATTGCGCCGAGTACGCTTGACACCACGCCCCAAAGCGTCATTACAAGTCCGCCGATTAAGTCGAACAACGGCTTTAAAGTTTCGTATAATTCGCATATCGTATCCCAAAGCGAAGCAAACAACGCTTTGAGCTTTTCCCATATCGGCTTAACGTATGAGAAAAATTTACTTAGCGAGTCCTTTATTATGCTGAATGCGCTCTTCACGCACATCCAAATATTTGTGAAAATGGTTTTTACCGTATTCCAAATCTTTTCGCCGTTCTTTTCCCAAAATGCCTTTATTGCATTAACCGTATCTACGACTATCATCTTGATATACGGCCACACCTTTTTTGCTATTTTGAGTATAAGGTTGAACTTGGCTTTCACAACGTTCCAGACAACGGTTAGGGCTTTTACAACTGCGCTTATTACCTTCTCGCCGTTCTTCGACCACCATTGTTTAATCGCCTCGACTGCACCGAGTATTTTCTGTTTGATTTTCTCCCATATCCGCATTATCGCATTGCGGAAATCTTCGTTGGTTTTCCATAGGTATGTAACCACGCCGACCACCGCCGTGATTGCCGCTATAATCAAGCCGACTTTGCTGAAAAGCAACGAGCCGAGTTTCAATATCGTGCCGACGCTGCCGATTAGTTTTCCTACAATTAATAAAAGCGGCCCGATTGCTGCCGCCAATAACGCTATGGTTACTATGTTCTTTTTCGTTCCCATTGACAAGCCCATCAGCTTCGCAGTCAAAGGCGAAATATACTTTTGGATGAACTGTCTTATAATTGGAATCAACACGTCGCCGAACGATATGGCGATTTCTTCAAGTTCGGATTTAAGTATCTTTACTTGACCTTGTAAGGTGTTGAGCTGCACTTCCGCCATCTCGGTTGCCTTGTTCGTTCCCGTAATGGAGTCTGTCATATCTCTGACCGCATCCCCGCCAGCCGATAACAAGGCAAGCATTCCGGGGCCTGCTCTCGCACCAAAGACTTTCATTGCCTGAGAGGTGTCCATTCCTGCGGCACCGAGTCTGTCTATAATCGTTGCAAGGTCATTGGTAGCAGGATTGACTTCTTCATAAGTCAATCCTAATTCCTCGAACACGCCGAGCGCAGCCGTGGACGGATTCATTAACGATACGAGCGATTGCCTTAGTGCAGTACCCGCAGTAGAACCGTCATAGCCTGCATTATATAAAACCGCAAGCGCACCCGTCGTTTCTTCTATCGAATACCCCAAGCTGTTTGCTACAGGCCCGACATAACCCATTGAATTCGACAGTTTATCCATATTCGCCATTGAGTTGCCTATTGCCGCTGCGAATACGTTGGTTACCCTTTCCGCTTGGTTCGCTTCCAAGCCAAACTGATTCAGCGTGGAAATGACCGTATCGGTAGTGAATGCGAGGTCGCTCTGCGTTGCCGATGCAAGGTTCAGAGTGGCTTGAATGGAATCCGCCATTTGGTCTACTTTATAACCTGCGGACGCCATATAATAAAGCGCATCTGCCGCTTGGCTTGCCGAGAACACGGTTTTTGAACCCATCTCTCTGGCGAGGGCAGTCATTCTCGCAAAGTCATCACCCGTTGCGCCTGCTACCGATGCGGCGTTTGCCATACTCTGTTCGAACTGCTGCGACACATTAACCGCCGCCGTTCCAAGTGCAAGGATTGGCGCAGTTATACTTGCCGTTAGTTTTGTTCCTGCTTTTGTGAAAGACGCCGACACCTTTTGTATTTTCTTTTGGGCGTCTTGTAAACCTTTGGATAGCGAAGATATGTCCGCTGCGATTTTTACGACAAGGTTTCTTATTACCGCCACATCTTCACCCCCTTTACTTTATAATTACACCTTTTTCCGCCGCCATCGCTTTTAGAATGGCGTCACCTTTGCTTGGTTTGCTCGTCGGCTTTTTGCGTGCATCTTTCAACAGTTTCTTCAAGCTCGGCAGTTTTTTCTGCCGGGCGAGAGCTTCCGTGTGCCATGCAAGGCAGAGGATATTTTCGAATTCCGTTTGCTCACGGTGCTGTCTCTGATTAGCTATGAGCTTTAACTCATAAGGCGTGTAATCACCTACCGTCAACGGGTCGACCCCAAAAACAACCACCGCTTTATCGCATAAAGCCGACAAGTCAATAGCGGCGGTTACTTTTCCCCCGAGTTATCGCCCTTTTCGATTGCGTCCGCACCGAATGCTACGGTCAGAGCTTCGCCGAGTTTTTCGGCAATTTCGGAGATTGTTGAGTATTCGTCTATTAAATCGCCCACCTGTTCAATAGTGAGATTTTTGTCTTCGTGGCAAAGACCGCAGTATATTATCGCAAGAAGGTCTTTAACGCCGACGTTGTTCAAGTCGAAAGCCAAGAGCGATTTGCCCGTGAGGTCTTCTATTTTAGCGAGTGCGTTCATTCCGTAACGCAATGTTCTCGGTCTATCCAAATTAATTGCTACGCCTTTTTTCATCATTTATCTCCCTTAGATTTATTCGCCCTTTTCAAAGGTGAGCGCACCCGTCCCCGTAAACTCGATACTTATTGACACAACGTCGTCTACGGGGTCTTCGATGGAAAGGCTGTTGATATAAGCCTCGCCCTGATAGTAGTTTTGGGCATCCACGTATAACTTGACTATTACTGTCGTACCGTTAAGGAATGCATCCTGTAAAGCTGCCTGCCCCTCTTCGTCCACTGGTACTTCATAATCGCCTTCGCTTGATGCAGACCACTCTTTGAGTCCCGTGATATAATTCTTCCAATCGTCACCAAGTGCCGTGGTTTCCAAAGTATCCAGTGACAATTCCAGCGACCAGCTCTTAATGCCGACAACTTTTTGGGCTGCGCCGTCGCCTATTACGACCTTACCGTTCTTTCCTGCTACCGCCATTTGTTTAACCTCCATTTTTTAATATTTGGGTGGAGCGTTATGCCCCTCATTGAAATAAAACTCAAACTCGATACTCGTCATAAATTCTTCGGTATCAAATTTGAGTGCCGTGTTCCCGTTATATTCGTAATCGGATTTAATGAAAACGGCTTGAATATACAAGCCGTTCATATCACCATGATAATCCTGCAAGGCTTTCTTTATAAGTCTTGAAAGTTCCCTTGATTTCTTATAAGTGCTATCATGCGCCACGAGTTGCATCGTTTGCCTTACAAATCCCGTATCGCCTTGCAAAGCCGAGTCGTAATTGGCAAGTACAGGTGCATAAACGATTGCGGGCAACGGTGCGTCTTGGGGCAATACGATGGGATATATGCGCCCGTGAACACGATTCTTGATATCCGCATCCGCCGATAGATACTCATATAAAACCTGACATATGTCTTTCATATCTTGCGCCCAACCGCCTTCGATATCTCCGACACAATAGCATCGTTTATCTTGTTTTGGTTATCGTCCACGGCATTGCGCAAAAACGGATTTGCAGGTCTTCCCCTTGCCCCAAGTTCGACGTGTGTGCCGTACTTTAAAGATTTATCGTAGTCCACCTGCACGGTTGCCTTGACCTTCGTTGCCTTACCTTCGGTCAAATGCAGACTCTGCTTTAATGCGCCCGTGTCTACGGGACAGTTGCGCTTGGCATCTTCGAGTGCAATCTTTCCACCCGCCTTTGCACCTTGCATCATAACCTGAGCCGCCGCATCTTCCATTGCTTTAAGGTCTTTTACAAGCGCACTGGCGCCTTCTATCGTCGTTTTGACTTTCCTCTGCTTTGCGCTGAAGCTCATCTGATACCATCTCCTTACAGTTCAATATTGTTTTCGTATGCGACGTGTCCGCATCCATAGCACCGATTATTTCGTACAGTTTTTCACCGTATCTTATTCGGTGCATAACGTCAAGCCACGGCAGATAGCGAATTGTGATTTTAACAACCGCCTCCGCCGTTACTTGCTGAGCAAACATTTGCTCCGTTCCGCTCACGGGCGTTATTGCTGCCCACACCTTTGCCACGGCTCTCCATTCCCCGACTTCGCCGCCGTATTCATCTCTATCCTTAAAGAACCGTAGAATCTCGACACGGCGGTTAAGTTTACCTATATCCATCAGAAAGCCTCCTTTCGGTATGCGAACAGCATTCGGCGGACAAGGTCGAGTGTTTCCTTTATGTCCACACCCGACTTGTTATCCTTTGCCGCTTGTCTTTCTTCATAAAGCGTTCCGACCACTATCAGCATTGCCTGATGCACGGTTTCGGGAGTCTCTTCGAATTCCGTGAGCTTGTATCGCAATGTTTCTTCTATCAGCTCTTTCGCCGTAACTATAAGCGAGGAGACGAGCGCATCTTCATCGTCGCCGTCCAAGCGGAGAAAGTCTTTCGTTTCTTGCAATGTCAACACGCTCGATCACCTCCTTTGCGTATTATCAGCGTTTGTCAAGAGTAATGAACGGCGAAACTGTTGCCTTGCCCTTATAAGGTGCAAGGGGCTTGTTCCAGATAGGTTTGCCGTCCACACGATAAATGAAGCGGAACACGTTCTCGTCGTAAAGGAATCTTACGTGAATGGAACTTGCCGCCTTAATGCCGCCCTTGTCGATAAGCAGATACTGACCGACGTCTGCCAAGATAATATCGCCGACTTCACCTGCGGCACTGCACTGCTCGAGGGGTACGACGGGTCTTCCGAAAATCGTTCCGTAAGGCTTCTCCGAAATACCGCCAGCGGGAATGTACACAGGCTTATCGCCGAGCTTGAGCGTATAAAGGAACGGTTCAATTTCCTGATTGATGTACCAAACCGCATTTGCTCTCGACTTCGACCAGAGTCTGTTCCACATCTTGATGAGATTCTCAACCGTAATGGTATCCTTCTGGTCTTTTTCCTTTTCAACCTTTACAAGCGCACCGCTGTTCAGAATGCCAAGAGGTTCGCCCTCGCCGCTGCCCGACAGAATTGCGTCATCCATTTTGAATCCGAACTCTTCGGCGAACGCCTGACGGATAACCGCCTCGAGTGCCGCCGCATCCTGTAAAAGTTCGTCCGTAGCATAGCAAAGACCCGTAAGCTTTTTCAGCGAGAGTTCCATCTGTCTGAACTTAGGCTTACTGCCCGTATGCTCATCCGCTTCCGCCTCCCAGAACGTCTGCACGCCGCCCCATCTCGAACCGTTCGCACGGCTGTCCTCGTCCACGGCGTTGATTTTCAGACCGTTGGCGTTAGTGCTGATGGGAATCTTCTTTACCTTGCTGGCAAGGATACCCGTTTCGTAGGTTCTCTTTAACAGTTCGGTTACAAAGTCCTGCTGAACGAGGAAACCGCCGTCCGAGGGAGTGGATTCGTTCAGACCACTTGCCGCTCTCGTCGAAAGACGCTCGTCGGTGTGACCGCCGGGCATCGCCGCACGGTAAGCTGCGAGGAGCTGTTCGCCAAGCGTTGCGAATCTCTTTTCTTCGGGTTTCTGAGGTGCGGGCTTAGCCTCGGGTTTCTCCGTTACCCCTCTTTCTTCGGGCTCGATTGCAAGCATTCTTTCCGCTCTCGTAATGCTCTCGTCCCACGAGCGGATTTCCGATTCATAGCCGTCAATTTCCTTTTGTTCGTCTTCGGTGAGGAATCTGTCTTCCGCTTCCGCCTTGTTCAAAACCGCCATTGCCTTGAGCCTGGCGTCTTCTCTCTTTGCCTTCATTTCAAGCACTTTCTTCATTGTCATATTTTTATCTCCTTATATAGTTTTAAATTTGGTTTGCAAGTTTTTAAGCCTTGCTTGCTCTTTCGCTTTTTTTGCTGCACTCTCCGCCGCCCTTTCCGCTTCTTTCGCTTGACTGCGTTGCTCGGCTTTGTAACCGTCGTATTCTTGCATAGCTCTCACGCCAACATCGGTTGCCGTATAAGCGGGAAAGGTTACGGGGCTTACGTCAAACAGTTGAACTTTGCGAATCTCTCGCACGTCCATTCCGTCTTGCGTCGACCACTTATCTTCCTCGACAATGAACCCTATGGACATTTGCGTTATGTCGCCTCGTTTGATGCTGGTCTGAATATCCTTTGCCCAGCTTGTTTCGGGCGGGGTTATCCGAACACGCAATCCTATTTCGTCCTCCACAAGTTCAAGTGTTCCAGCACGGTTTCTGCCGAGTACGTAATTCGGATCGTGGTTAAACAGCGCACGGATATCGTCTTTACCGATGCTCTCGTTGAATGCGCCCTTACGAACTATTTCTTTAAACGGAAAAATGCCGCCGAGCGTTTCCGACCACGAGTCAAATACCGCCGCATGCCCTTCGATTATGGAGCCGCCGCCTTCGCTCTCAGCTATTCGGAGTTCCTTCATCGGGAGCATTCGCAGTTCCTTTTTACTTTCCTTCATCACTACCTCCTTCTGTTTTTATTGTCGGCTGAGTTGCCGTCATCATATTGCCGTTAACAAGGTATACATCGCCGCCTTGCTCTTTCGGTATCGGTGGCAAATCCTCCAAGCCTCGGATATCATTTGCAGACAGCCAGCCATTTTGCCGTCCTACTGCGTAGCCTTCCATTCTTGATTTATAGTCACCACGCATTAAGCCGTCCACGTTGAATTTTGCGAAATACAAAAGCCGTTCTTTCTCGTCTAAGAGTGAACGGCTTATCGCTTGTTCCCATCTAACCAACCAAGGGCGGATGGTATGCTGTACGAATTCAATTGACTGATGCTCAATGTTGCTGAACGTTGCTCTTTCCAAATCCCCCACAAGGTGCGGCGGTACTCGAAAAATACGGCAGATTTCGTTCACTTGGTATTTCCTTGTTTCAAGAAATTGTGCGTCTTCGGGCGCTATACCTATTGTGTGGTATTTCATCCCTTCTTCAAGGACTGCTACCTTATGGCTGTTCCGAGTACCTTGATATACCTTGTTCCAACTCTCCCTTAACTTCTCGGGGTCTTTGAGAATGCCGGGATGTTCCAACACGCCGCCCGGTCTTGCGCCGTTGCCGAAAAACTTTGCCCCGTATTCTTCCGTGGCAAGCGACAGTCCGACAGCTTCCCTTGCTTGAGCTATAGGGCTCAATCCCGTTACTCCGTCTATCGACAGGCTTTTGAGGTGGAAGACTTGGTCAGGGCGGTACACATAGGTTTGGTTAGTTATATCATCCGAATAGGTGTATTTTATCTTGCCCGTCTGCGTATCCCGCTCTACCGTCATAAGGTTCGGCTTTAAGTACCAAAGCTCGGTTACGTGTCCATTCTTCTTGATTTTCCTTGCATATGCGTTGCCCCATAAAAGCAAAGAGGTCATCATAGTTTCTCTGAACTCGAAGCTCGTCATTTCATCGTTCGGCGTTTCGTAAAGGCACGAAAACAGCGGATGCTGCTCCGCTGTTTCGTTCTTACCGTTTTTGCCTTTCTTGTATAGGTGCAACGGCAAACTTGCCACCGTTTCCGCAAGAATTTTTACACACGCATATACCGCCGACGTCTGCATTGCACGCAGTTCGTCTACTCGCACACCGCTGTTTGAGTTTCCGCCGAAGTCTACGTCCACACCCCGTATAAAGTCTTGCATTTCTTTGCTCGGTGCGTTGCGGCGTTCCTGCTTTGGCGCATCCCTACTTCGTCCGAATAATCCCATTCATCCTCCTTATTTCAAAATAATAAAACCGCCCTTCCGAGCGGTTTTCAGTTGTCATTTTTATTTATTCTCTATGCCCTTCAGCACCTTTACGCTTATAAGTGCGCCGAGTACGTTATCTATCGCTTTCCACTCGGCGTCGCATTTCATCTCCGCATAATTGCCTTGCATTTGCTTTCTGTACATTTCCGCATAATACGTTGCGAACGCTTCCGCTATTATCTCAGGCGCACGATTCACATCAGCGAGTATCTTTGTTTTAAGCTCATTGACCTTTGCATCATATGTTCGCTTTTCTTCATCGGTTGCATTGCTGTAGTAACCGTGGCTGTATCCTTTCAGCCTTCTGAAGATGTCTTTCTGCTTGGTGTCCACCTTAGTCTTCCTCCTTGGTCTGTACCCATACGCCGTTTGCTCTGTAGTGCTTTGCGATTGCACCTGCGAGCTTGCCGCTGACATTCTTTGCGACCGTTTCGTATTTTCCGCTTTCTCCGATAATCATTACCGTGTAGGTTTTCATTTTTTGCTCCTTCGGGCTTGCTGCCCTTGCTTTGTTTACACCCATACAATACCGTATAAATCGGAAAGAGCCCAGCGAAACACCGCCAAAAATCGAAACTTTTTTAAAGAATTTTCAAGAATTTTGCACCAAAGAACCGCCCCTTTCGGACGGTTCTTTGCGACTGTTTTTAGTTAATTTTAAGGATAACTGCAGGTACTTGCTTGCGAACTTCTTCTTTCTTTTCCCAATCCCATTCTGTATAGTGCATAGGCACTAATTTCATACCATCCACCGCACATCCCCTTTTGCAGAATTCCCATAGGTCTTCGGTCAATCCGCTAAACGTTGAGCTGATGGTTATCACTTTGATTCCGTTAGCTCTGCAGGTGTTTACTATGTACTCTATATCGCTTTCCCATATAGTTTCATAGAAGTTCAGGTCGTCGCATCCTGCGGCTTTGCTGTGCCTGTATGCCCAGAACATCGTTCCGTTTATTCCCTTGTCCTTAAGGCTTGCTACTTTCTTTTCGATTGCGTCTTCGTACTGCTTGATGTCTTTCATTGTGTTCCTCCGTTTTATGCTATTGCAAGGTAGCCTTTGTTGTCCACCGTGTATCCGACTTTCACACCCTGGCGGTCTGCGAAGTAGATGAGGTTATCGATTGCCGTGCGGTAGTCTTTGACCGCTGCGGTGTACTTCACTTTCTTGTAGTGATTGTGATCCCTCACGAGTATTGCGAGTTTGCTTTCGCAGTATTCTTTCCATTCGTTTGTCTTGGTGTTTGTCTTTTTCATGGTGGTTGCCCCCTTTCTTTTTTGTAACACAACAATACCGTAAACAACCGAAAGAGCCCAGCGAAACACCGCCAAATACTGAAATTTTTTCAAAGAATTTTCAAGAATTTTTTGCGCCAAAAAACCGCCCTATCGGACGGTTCTTTTAATCTGCTTGTGTCTTAGCTTCCGAAGATAATCGTTCCCGTTTCGAGCTGTTCGCCATGATGCAGTATCTCGATTATGCTTGTTATCTTGTAGTACTCGTCCTCAGCATATTCGCTTAACTCATCCCACCATGCCGACCTAAGCACTTCACGTCTTCCTACCTCACCGACCGAGCCGAGCTTGCTGCTGTAGGCTTCGGGGTCGTAGGTCTTTGCCTCGGCATTAAAGGCGTCTTTAAGTTTGAGCCATAATGCATGCGCCTTGCGGTAGGTTTCGGGGTTGGTTTCTTTCGTTAATTCGGCTATTGAACACACCATATGCCTTGACCATTTTATTGGGGTGTTGATATTAGCAATCACCTCGTCTGCTGTTTCCCACTCGTAATTGTATGCCTTTGCAGTTACTTTTTTCTTTGCCATTTTGTTTCTCCTTTCGGGCGGTTGCCCTTTCTTTTTTGTAACACAACAATACCGTAACCGTCCGAAAGAGCCCAGCGAAACACGCCCCAAACACCGAAAAATTTTAAGAAATTATCAACAAAAAAACCGCCCGGCGGACGGCTTTTCTGTATTCCTGTCAGGCTGCTTTACGGTCGATTTCAATTAACGTTTCAAGCATGCAGAAGATGCGAGTATCGCCCGTTTCATTGGCGATTATCGTCTCATTAATGAGGAAGGTTTTAATCGCTTGGGAATTGTGAGTTACCCCGCCATCGATGTCTGCAATTAACTCTGCCTTCATCTGCTTGTCTGCGTTGTTCGGCTCGACATCTCTGATGTACGTTTTCAATACTTCACGAATCTCTGCCGCATCCATCTCTTCAATTGCTTTGCTAACCATAACTGTTTCCTTTGACCTTGTTATTTTTGGTGCGAGGTCGGTCATCCCTTGCATTGTACGGCAATCATACCGTAAACGGCAGAAAGAGCCCAGCGAAAAACCGTCCAAAAACGAAGAAAATTCAAATAAAAAACCGCCTTTTCAGACGGTTCGTTTTTATTGCTTTTTCAGCTTTGCAAGCAGCTCTGATATCTTCGCCCATTGCGATTTGGAATATAAGTCCTTTTGCGGTATGCTGTCTATTTTGTAGCCTTCGTATAAGATATCATAGACCGCACCTCCTGTGGCTTTTATGGCGACCGTATCCATTGATTTACGTACCGCTATTATATCCACCGCCGCATCCATGGCTATTGTAAGACTTTTTATAATGTTGCTCTTTTGCGCCTTTACCGTTATTCGTCGGTTCACGTGCGCCGTTTCGCCTATCTTATATTCAACCATTCAATTGTCCTCACTTATGCTTTACTGCTCTTTCCAGCATTTCTATCAACGCAACGTGTATTATTGGGGGTTGTCTAAGGGTGTCCAGGTCTTCGTTCATCATGAATACCCCGACGCCCTTAGCAACCAGCTGGCGAAGCACATTGATTGTCGCCTCCAAATCCCTATTGAATTTGGCAAGGCATTTCACGGCTATATAATCTATTTTTCCGCTGAGCGCATCGTCTATCATGCGTCGATATTCGGGGCGGTTGTTATCCCGCCCGCTCTTACCGATGTCCGTGTATATTTCTGTCGGCTCATATCCGAACAGTTGCTTGAACCTCGCCACTTGATTTTCTTGTTCCTTTTCCTCATCGGATAGCCTTGCTACTCGGCAGTATAAAACCGCTTTCTTTATTTCCATATTCCTTCTCCTATTCACTCAAATCGATGTTGATTGTTATCGTCTTTGTTTCCGTGAAGAGTGTATCTATCGACTGTACCTCGCAGTAGAGGTACTGATATGGAACATCATCCGCCGTTCCCTTGTACAGCTCTTCGCCCGAATTCAAGTCGAAGAGAACGATTTCCTGGTCGGACGTTTCGGTGAATATACTCGTCAACTCATCTACTGTCATCTTAGTTATCCCCCAGCGTGTTCTGCATAAATTCAATTGTAGCTTTGAATGCTGCCGCCACCGTCATCCCATCGGCGATACGTTCGTCCATATAATTCTTTATTGCTTCGGTTGCGCCTTGTTCATCGTATTCCTCGGTTTCGACCATAAAGGCTACGAGGTCGGCATGAGTCTTGATTTCTTTCGGTTCGCTATTATCAAGTGGCTTTGAGTCCATAAGTGCATAACTGATATGGTTTATGGCTGCCCTTTCTGCATCGTGCCTCGGTGTTAGATAGCCGTTTGTGAATGCCTCTCGCCATTTTCTTACTTCGCACTTTGCGAACTCATCGGCGATAATTTCAGGAGCGTGTCCCACATCGCCGAGTATCCTTGCTTTTACCTCTTCAACCTTTGCATCGTATATCGCATTTGATTCTGCGCTATTGTTGCTGTGGAAGCCGTCGCTGTAGTTTCTCAGTGTCTTGAAGATGTTTTTCTGTTTTGCCATTTTGTTTCTCCTTTCGGGCTGACCGCCCTTTGTTTTTGTAACACAACAATACCGTAACATCTCGAAAGAGCCCAGCGAAACACCGCCAAAAACGAAACTTTTTTCAAGGAATTTTCAATAAAAAAACCGCCCAGCGGACGGCTTTTTTATCTCTTTTTTCTTAGAGGTTTTATCATTTTATGCGTTACCCTCAGCAGGCAATTGTTCCATCGCAGATAGACATATCGACTATTGCTCTTTGCCACCTCAAGCTGCGTGCCTTTCGGTATAGGTTTTGCATCGTATATTTCAAAATCTTCAAGCAGTTCGGCGAACCGCATTTCTACAATTTTTTTCGGCACTCGATCACCTCTCTTCTTTGCAAATTCTGCACGGCTGGTCAATCCCTTCGTAATTACTCGAACATCCCGAGCGAATTATCTGATAGTTGCCCTTAGCATTTTTCAGCCCGACCGCATTGCCTATCCAGCCACCGCATTTGGGACAAGTAAATTTCAGCATCTTGCACCCAGCTTTTATTTCCGCATCGATTAGTCCGTCTGTGGTTTCACTAACCTTTACGTGTTCCACCTCAACTATGCCATCTATTAATTCAAGCCGTTCCATATCGTACCTCCTTACTTAATGTCAAAGTCTTCGACCGAGATGTACAGCTTGTATTTGGTCAACTTATTTCTTTCGATGTACTTTTTAGCCGCCTGTTCGCTTTGCAGCCCTATGATTTCTTCGTAAGGACTGTTCTCGTCTTTCTTATACATAATAACTGCTGGATAACCTTTCTTCAGCATCGATTTGTATGTCTTTTCCCTGTCCATTAGTTCCAGCAGTTCCCCCATAAACATTTCCGCATCAGTGTCTAAGTTAGCATAATCGCCTTCCAGCGGAAATCGTTCATAGTACTGCTTGACCGCCGCATCCAGGATTGGCTGATACTCTTCTCTGCCATTTCTTCCGTCATAAAAGTCGATGTCCGCCATACTACCGTCGCCGTTGTCGTTATACCATGCGACCTTTTTGTTCCCATACCACAAGTCGCCTTGGTTGCCTTCCCAATCCCTGCCTTGGAACGTCCTTCTGTTCTTGAGTTTGAATCCGAATAAACTTGCCATTTTTATCTCCTTTCGGGCTGGCCGCCCTTTACTCATTTTGTAAGCATACAATACCGTAAACAACTGGACGAGCCCAGCGAAACACCGCCCAAACCCGAAACTTTTTTTATTTATTTTACCAGGTCTTTGACCGTTGCATCCTTTGACACATGCAAGTCCCTTTCAAGTTTGAATCGGTGTCCGAATATTGCTATTTCCATGTTCTCTAAATCTGACAGCATTAAATAGCACCATTCCCACTCAGTCATGTGGCAATAGCCGAACAGCAACCAATCTCCATCTTCTTGTTTTTGCGCCTCGGTGATTAACCATGTGCCTCTTCCGTATGGATTAAATATCTTGACAAGTACCTGTGCGCTTAGCCCCTTCTTTTCCTGCGAGTATATCGGAAAGTTTTTTGCTCTTTTCTCCAACTCTTTCGTCCAAAGTTTCATTGTCACTCTTCTCCTTTCGCTCTGATTATAATTCCGCCGCTATTGTTTTTAATGCATCTTCGATTGCATTGTAGCTTACTGCGTCAAAGGGTATGAGGACAGTTTTTCCGAGGAACTTAATCTCGAAGTTCTCATCATACAGCTTAAGCATTTCTGTAGCAGATGCTCGGCTTATGCTTTTATCCAAATCCTTTATAAACTCTGTAATCTGGGTTTTCGCATCGGGTTCGTTTGCCATTTTGTTTCTCCTTTTGGGCGAGCTGCCCTTGCTTATTTTGTAAGCCAACAATACCGTAATCGGCTGAAAGAGCCCAGCGAAATTGCTCTGAAAAACGAAGAAAAAGAAACAAAAGAAAACGCAGAAAACCCTTGCAAAAGACTTGCAAACAACCAAACATTACGCTAATATACAACCATAAATCAAGCATATATAGGGGTGTAGCAATGGAGAATAACTTTATGGGTTTCGATGATTTCATTTATGTGGTTAAGGTAACCGAGGACGGCGAAGAGTTTACCTACGAATACGGCAATCCCAAGCACGCCCTCATTCAGCTGGAAACCGAACCGAGCGGCAAGCTGTTTAAGTATAACACCTCAACCAAGGAAGAATTTGAGGTTAAAGGCGACGAATTGCAAGCATTGACCGCACAATATATGGCGGTCAACGGCATTCAGTCGTAAATCTCGACGCCGTCACGGATGTGGCGGATTTCCGCCTCGGGGCAGAGTTCACGGTATCTGCGAACTATAACATCGCAGTATTTCGGTTCAAGCTCGATCGCACAGCATTTGCGGTTGAGCTGCTCGGATGCGATGAGTGTTGACCCACTACCGCCAAACGGCTCGAAGACCGTATCCCCTTCACGACTGCTGTTATAGATGAGCTTGGCACATAGTGTAATAGGTTTCATTGTCGGGTGGTCCGGGGACTTGCTCGGCTTGTTATCCTCGATTACCGTGGACGGTAAGTCGAGGATTTTTTCTACCAGCTCAACAAGTTCCGCCTTGTTCATCTTACGCAGATTTTCCGTCAAGCCCTCTAAAGCCGTAGATATGGTGCGGTCATCGATGAAATAGTGTCCTGCTCCTTCCTTCCATCCGTACAGTATCGGTTCGTGTTTCCATTGGTAGTCCTGACGCCCCAAAGTGAAGTGATTCTTTAACCATACCAGGGTCTGCGAGTATTTGAACCCAGCATCCGTCATTGCCTTCGTAAAGTTCACCGTTTCCTTCGTGCTGTGGAAAACATAAACGGGCGCACCTTTTTTCAGTCCGCTTTCAGCCGCTTTATAGAATGCCAAGAGAAATTGATAGAACTCGTCGTCTGAGAGATTGTCATTTGCTATCGTGCTTTCCGTTCTCGTATTCGAGCGGTGTTTCCCTGCGATACTTGCGCCGTAATCCACGTTATATGGAGGATCGGTCACCATGATGTCCGCTGGCTTTCCATCCAGCACACGGTTCACATCGTCCTTTTGCGTGCTGTCGCCGCATAACAGTCGATGCTGACCTATCAGCCACAAGTCGCCCGTTTTGGTCTTAGGCTCGGTTGTTTCGTTTAGGGCGGACTCGGTATCGAAATCATCTTCGTGGACATTTTCCATGGAGCCGCTGCCGAACAGTTCTTGTGCTTCTGCAAGGTCAAAGCCCGTAAGAGTTATATCGTATCCGCTACCGTCCAAGTCTTTTAAGAGGTTTGTCAAAAGGTCGGTATCCCACTCACCGCTGATTTTGTTCAGGGCGATATTTAATGCTTTTTCTTTGCTCTCGTCCAGGTCGACCACGACGCAGTCCACCTCGGTGAATCCAAGGTCTTTCATGACTTTCAGTCTTTGGTGTCCGCCGACAACCACGCCTGTACGCTTGTTCCAAATAACTGGCTCAACATATCCGAATTCCTGGATACTGCGTTTGAGCTTTTCGTATTCGGCGTCACCAGGTTTAAGGTCTTTTCTCGGATTGTAAGTGGCGGCTTTTAGTTCCGAAACATCTCTCTTTTCTATCTGCATTTATATCCTCCAAAATAAAAAGACCATCGCTGGTCTTTTCTGTTTTTTATTTGTTTTGTTAAAGAAAATCCGCACCCCTTCGGTGCGGATTTTTCGGTTTATTTAGTCTTCGTCATCTTCGTCGTATTCTTCATCGTCATCATCATAGTCATCATAGTAGCCATACTCTTCGTCGTCTTCGTCTTCCTCGTAGTCGCCTGTGTTTATGTAGATGTATTCGCCATTATCGAATTTGATTTCGATGACACCGTCTTCCGCATTGAATGTCGCTTTCTTTGCTTCGATAAATTGTCCGCATCTTGCGATTTCATTGACATCTTTACTCTCGCACAGTTCATAGGGCAGGATTCCGATGTTCCCTGCATCTACCCCATATCGGTGTCCGTTTTGGTCTTCATATACACCGTCTCCGTACTTCGTTCCGCCGATGGCGAACTTATGTCCGTGGAGTTCATGTTCGCCCTCGAAGTCCTCGAAATCGTTGCTCCAGTCCCCATAATAATCTTTGTCCGTCATTTGGTAGCATACATCGCCTACATAGAACCCTTTTTCGCTTGTTACTTCTGCCTCTACTTTCATATCTGTTGCCATTATTATCTCCTTTCGGGCTGGCTGCCCTTTGCTTATTTTGTAAACAAACAATACCGTAAACAATGGAAAGAGCCCAGCGAAACAACCCCAAATATTGAAACTTTTTCAAAGAATTTTCAAATAAAAAACCGCCTGGAATTACCAAACGGTTCTGTTAGTTGCTCTATTATTTATTCAGTAAGTTTTTCGCACAAGTATCATGCAAACTATGTAATTTACTTATTAACGGATCGCCTCCAGCAGCCACATAGTAAAATGTGTTATGTGTAATCGAAGCCATTTCCATACCAAAACGCCCTTTCAAAGTTGCGATAATCGAACAATTAAAATCCATGAATTCAGCTTGGGCATCTATAATTTGGGTCGCAACACTACTTAGCTCTCTGCAATAATCCTGTAGCTCGTTTGAATAACCTCTTAAATCTTCATATTGCTCAGCCCTATTTAATAGTGCAGTCGCCTTTGAAATCAGGTCGCTGTCTGGAATATAAACGGCATAATTGCTATCAAAAGTCGCCGTGTATTTCCATATCTTTCCGTCAAAGCTATGCGGTCTTATTCCGCAGATTTGATGAGTTTTAATTAACTGGTTTAATTCCTCATCCATTTGCGGATTCCAATCGGAAAGACTTGATATATCGAAAACATCGCCATCTTTTTGTTTTTTTATCAATTCACCTACTTGCAATAAGAGTTGGTTCATCGTACACCTCAGTCTTCAAACTTAATAGCAGAAAAATCTCTTGCCAGATGCAGCACCGTTGTGGCAATCACCGAGTCACCGTCTACATAGTAAATCGTAGCATACGAATACGTGATTATGTACCGATACTTGACTTCGATGTGAATCTTATTGCTCAACTTGTTGCCACTCTCGGGGAAGTCAATCAAACGTTCCATATCATGCAAAATTTGAGCTACCACCTTATCGGCTTGCTCTGGGCTATCCTCAGCGATGCTTGCTTTTATGTCAACCAAATCATCATAAACTTGGGGGTTGATTTTTAACACTTTCATTTGTCACATCCCAAGTTTCTTTTTTAATTCCGACATATCCAAGTAAGATTCGCCGTTCTCTATTCTCTGCTCCGCCTTGACGATTTTGCTCATAAGGCGCATTTCTGCCATTATCGTCTCATATTGTTCCGCATCCATAATGACATATCTTCCGCGTCCGTTCTTTGTTAAAAAAACGGGCGAATCAGCTTGACAGTCTCTAAGAACCGTATTGTAATTCCGTAAATCCGAAATAGGTTTAATGTTCATCATTGTGCCTCCATTACTACATTATATTCTTGCTGTAATTATTGTAGCACAATTTTACGAAAAATACAACAGCATTTTGGAACTTTTTCGGGATTTTTTATAAAATAATTATCCCACGATCGTTATACACACTATCTGTCGTCCCTTTGTTTCGAATTGCACGGTCTAATGCCATAACAAGTGCCACCGCACCGTCTATTCGCTCGGTGGATTTCTCTTTGTCCATCTTGACATTCCCGGCTGGGTCTGTTCTGACGAATACATTGTCCATCATCCACCGCAAGGGTACATTCCCACCGTGCGCTATTTTCTGTTCAAGTACAAGTTTCATCAGCTCTTTCGTCGGCGGACTCATATCCTTGAAACCTTGACCAAAAGGCACGACCGTGAACCCCATTCCTTCAAGGTTCTGCGTCATTTGAACAGCGCCCCAGCGGTCGAATGCTATTTCCTTTATGTTGTACTTTGTGCCGAGGTCTTCTATAAAGTTCTCAATGTATCCATAGTGAATCACGTTGCCCTCGGTGGTTATAACTTGCCCTCTCGCTTGCCATACATCATAGGGAACGTGGTCGCGTCGTACTCGTAATTCTATCGTGTCTTCGGGTATCCAAAAGAACGGCAAAATTATGTATTTATCCTCATCGTTTATGGGAGGGAATACAAGGACAAATGCGGTCACGTCCGTGCTGCTGGAAAGGTCAAGTCCGCCATAGCATTCTCTCCCCTTGAGCTTTTCTGCGTCCACCTCAAAATCGCATTTATCCCAAGCGTCCATCGGCATCCAGCGGACGCTCTGCTTTACCCATTGGTTTAAGCGGAGCTGTCGGAACAAATTCTCTTCCGCCGGGTTGTCTTTCGCTGACTCGTAGGCGGTACGCAGTTTATCGATATCGACCGTAATGCCGAGCGAGGGATTGGCTTTGTGCCATACCTTTTCATCGCCCCAGTCATCATCGTCTTCCGCCCCATAAATTACGGGATAGAACGAGCGGTCATGCTTGCGCCCTTCGAGTATGTCCTTTGCTTTTTGATGCACTTCCCAGCAGATTGAATTTCGATCAGTTCCCGCCGTTGTTATGAGGAAGAACAGCGGTTGCTTTCGAGCATCGCCCGAGCCGTGAGTCATTACGTCGTACAAGGCTCGGTTCGGCTGCGCATGCAACTCATCGAATACAACGCCGTGGACATTTAGTCCATGCTTTGTATAGCTTTCCGCCGACAGCACCTGGTAGAATGAATTGAGTGGTTGGTACACGAGTCGTTTTTGGCTCATTATCGGCTTGATGCGCTTTTTGAGTGCCGGGCATTGCTCTACCATATTGCAAGCCACATCGAATACAATGCTTGCTTGCTGGCGGTCGGCTGCACAACCATACACCTCTGCGCCCCATTCACTGTCGCCAGCCAATAGGTACAGGGCAACGGCGGCGGCTATTTCCGACTTGCCCTGTTTTTTAGGTATCTCTACATAGGCAGTAGTGAATTGCCTATAACCGTTATCTTTTACTGTTCCGAATACATCTCGGATTATTTTATCTTGCCAAGGCAAGAGTTCAAAAGGAACACCGTGCCAAGTGCCTTTTGTATGTTTTAGCGAATTAATAAAGGCAACGGCACGGTCTGCAAGCTGTTTGTTATATGCCATTGCCCCTCCGTTATGAAAGAAAAAAACGGCTTGCGCCGTTTTCTTTGTTTGTTATTTTATGATTCCGTATTTATCGTCTACATAATAGCTACCAGTGAAGCAGTTAAAAATTGCCGTGCATTTCGTTCCTTTGTAGTCCACTATGTATGTGGTCTGCGGCTTGCTTTCGTCTTTGCTGAGGACGGTTACTTCGTCCATCCCTCCGTCTAAGCTGTGAATGTGTGCCTGTGTCTTGAATGGTTGCATATGATTCTCCTTCGGGCTTGCTGCCCTCTTTTTATTTTGTAACCAAACAATACCGTAAACGACGGAAAGAGCCCAGCGAAACAGGCTCAAATCCTCAAACTTTTTTAATATTATTTTATTATTTTTTCGGGTATCCTACCCCTTTGAAATTCTTTTCCCCAGCGATAACAGCTTGCCTTTCGGCGTCCGTTGCTGCCTTATATTCGGGGAGCTTTTGCTCTTTCTCTTTACATTTCATGCAGATGCAGTCCGTGTTAAACATAGACATCGTGCGTCCGCCTGTTAACTCTCCGCCACAGCGGTCGCAGTACTTTTGACTGAAAAACTTATCCATTAATACACCCCATCGTCATCTATGAGATTGACCTTTTTTCTGATTGCGGCAAGGGCATCTGTGTACGTTCCTTGCTTTACCTTTTCCCATAGTTCTTTGAACTCTATCGGATCGGTTATTACCTCACTAACCCTTGCCATTATGTAGAAGATGTTTCCGCTTTCGCCGTTGCCTTCAAAGTGAACTATCGGTCTTCCTTCGAATGCTTTCTTCTGCTCGTACTCCTCATCGGTGATTAGGTGTATTAGTGCATTTCTTTGAGCTGCTGGCTTTTTGATGCCCTCTTTGTTGAACATGCCTTTCTCGCCCTCTACTCGGATGTTTCCAGCTTTTGTGATTTCGGTTATCACGCTTGCTCGTTCCGCCCATAAGGTCTTAACCACGACCTTATCGCCTACCTTGAATTCCATATGTTTACCTCCGTTGGTTTTTGTAAACACATCATACCGTAACAATTCCAAAGAGCCCAGCGAAACAGCCCACAAAAGTCAAAAGAACTGACAACAATTTGTCAGTTCTTTCTTCATCTTTATGTAGGATTAAAAGTATTCTATGCTGTCCAAGAATGCCTTAACGTTGGGCAATTTAAGGACATCATAAATTGTCAGCCCAAGTTTCTTCCCCTTTTGCCTTGATAACTGAATGGTTACCGATACTTGGTTTTGGTTGATACTGTTTTCGGGGAAATCGTATCGTTCATCATAAATGAAACTTACTTTCCCTCCCGTATAGAATGCGCCAAGTGCTGTTCCTTTTCCCCTTGTTACGGGGAAAAACTCCTCTTTTGGTTTCAGTTCATTGTTCTCCATAAACTCTTCCATTGCTTCCCTGGCTGTCACCTCTGCCTTCTCAAACTCAATGTTAATGTAGACGATTCCGCCCTTTACTATTTGATTTTTCGAAACAAACTCCAGTGTATGATATCCACCGCCGGGCGACCTCAAATCGAGTGTAAAGTCTTCGGGCAAGGCAAACGACATGTTTGATGCTATTAGTTTTCCGTTTTTGACTTTAAGCATTGTTTATTCTCCGTTTTCGATAAAATCAGCCAGCTTTCGATATTCTTTCTCTTTCTGTGATTTTATCATTCTGATATAATTAATACAATCATTTCTTTCTCCGCCGACAAGCCTTATTGCGGCGGAGTTTTTCTATTGCGGTTTGGCCTTATGCAACCTCCTCTACTTTAAGTTGGAATATCTGACCGTTTTCCATCTTCATCAATATTCCTTTTGAGTTCTTTGCAAAGGTGCCGCAGAAATAATCTTCTAATAACGGATATATCTGCATTGCCAAGTCCAGCGGAAGGATTTTTGCCTCCCGTACAGTGTCGCTCATTTCTTCAGTTTCTTCTTCGGTGGGTTTGTTAGGATTCAGTTCCATAACCTTTCAACTCCAATTAATGTTTTCACTTTTGCGCGCTTTTAGTGTACCTCTATTATACTCTCCCGTTGGGGCTGGTTGCAACAAAAAACTGCCGAAATGGGAGAGAATAAATTGTAGAAAAAGGAGTGTTTTATGGATAATTTGTCGAAATTCTCGGAAGTACTTGATTCGCTCATGTTTGAGCGGGAATTGAACGCAACGCAGTTGGCGACCGCTATCGGTATCGACCCGACTAACATAATGCGCTATTTACGTTGTGTCCGTACTCCTTCTGTTGAAAACTTAGTTAAGCTGGCGGATTATTTTGGATGCACTACAGACTTTCTTTTAGGTAGAGAGCCTGAGAATTACCCCACTACTTTTTATCCGCTTCCGCCGTTTTCAGAACAGTTAAAGGTTTTGAAAGAGCATTTCAACTGTCCTTGGTGGCAGATTTATAAAACTGCACATATTACAAGCTCTCGGTTTTATGAATGGAAGAACGGAACTTTCTCACCAAAACTTGACAATATCATTTTGCTTGCCGATGGATTTGGCTGCACCGTTGATTTTGTTATCGGGAGAACGAAACTCTAAACCCCGGATTTTATTTTTCTTTTTATACGTTTTATTCGCCGTGATATGGAGGATTGCTGTACCCCCATCATTGCGGCGATTTCTCTTTGCTTGTAACCTGTAATAACGGCAAGCATTATTTCTTTATCTTTCTCGGGGAGCTTGTCGATAGCTTCTCTCAGCAGTATCCTGTTATTGCCTTCGCTGAAGTCTTCGGCATCGCTCTGAATTACATCGGCATAGCAAATCCGATTGCCTTCATTGTCCTCGCCGATTGGCGTGTACAGCGATACTTCTTTGTGCCAATGCTTATTAAGTTTGCGTATGTACATCAGCATTGCGTTGCGGATACATAGCCCGGCATAAGTACAGAATTGAAATCCCTTGGTTTCGTCGAAAGTATCAGCGGCTTTGATGAGCCCCAGCATCCCCTCGGACACGATATCGTCCTTATTGTTTTTTACGATATCGGTCTTCGACAATTGCTCGTATAAATAATAAACAAGACGCTGATTATCAAGTATCAGCCTATCACGCTTTGATTGCTCCATTTAACGCCTCCGTCTTATCGGTATTCTCCCAAGCAAGGAAGTCTTTGCCGAAATGTCCGCCGACAGCGGTCTGAGAAAATACGGGGCGACGAAGATCGAGTTTCTCAATTGTTCCTACGACCGACAGGTCAAAAACCTTCTCCACCGCCTTTGCGATGAGCCGTTCATTGACCGTCGACGTGTAAAAAGTGTTTACGTCAATTGCCGTGGGTCTGGGTACACCGATTGCATAGGAGAGTGCAACTTCGCATTTTTCGGCAAGCCCGGCGGCAACGATATTCTTTGCAATGTACCGTGCGAAGTAAGCACCGCTACGGTCTACCTTGCTGGCATCTTTACCGCTCAATGCACCACCGCCGTGATGAGCAATTCCGCCGTAGGTATCCACCATCAGTTTGCGTCCCGTAAGACCCGTATCCGCTTCGAATCCGCCGATAACAAAGCGACCCGACGGATTGATAAGGATTTCCGTATCCGTAAGGTCATATTCTTTCAGCTCTTTGCCTATCACCTTTTCTCTGATTTCTGCAGTCAGCTCTGCGAGGTCTTTTCTCTCGTCATGCTGTGCCGAAATTACGACTGAGGTTATCTTGTCGAACCTGTCGCCACGGTACTGAATTGAAACCTGACTTTTTCCGTCCGGGCGAAGACCCGTGATGATATTGTTTCGCCTGCATTCCTCAAGGCGGTTGGTTAAACGGTGCGCAAGCTCAACGGGCAACGGCATAAAGTTGAGAGTTTCGTCCGTCGCATAACCGTACACGATGCCTTGGTCGCCTGCACCCTGTTCTTCTCCGTCCACCGCTGCGGCAATATCTGTACTCTGCTTATGAATGCGGATTTCCACCTCGATACTGCTGGGGTCATAGCCAACTTGCGCTATTACCGACCGTGCGATGTATTCGTAGTCCACCTCGGCGGTGGTCGTTATCTCTCCGCTAATAAAGCACTTATTATTTGCCAGCATTACCTCGCAAGCAACTCTGCTGTTTTCGTCCTGTTCCAAGCACTCATCGAGAATGCTGTCCGCAATAAGGTCTGCAAGTTTATCGGGGTGTCCGCACGTTACGGATTCCGCCGTGTATGTTCTGATTGTCATTTTGTTGTCCTCCGTCATTTCCCATTTGAATGTTCTGCCTATCGGCACTTTTGCCGTCGACTCCATTTGGAATCGCTTTTCATAGTCCAATACCGTATGACCGTCCGCCTTAAATGACACGGGACTGTCTTTATCCCATTTCAATAGTAGCGCCCATAGGTCTGGATAGTTCTTACGTAGTTTGCGGAGCTGGTTGATGCCTTGGTTGTGACAAAACCAGCATCCGCCTCTTAATGTTTGCGTGTATATCGGTGAGAGCAAGTCGTTTGCCGCACACCAATCTCGGCACATTTTTTCCGTCCAATCGTATTCAACGAGCGGACTTCTTTTTGTTTCGGTGAGATTGTGAAAGCGTTTCGGTTCGTCCACCGCTATGCCGATGTACACGATTGCATTCTTCTGTACTTTTTCAAGCACGGATTGCTTGAGCCTGGAGTTGCACCAATTGCCTTTCTGCAACGGGAATCCGTAAATCTTTCCTGCGTTTCGGCTTTTCTTTCCTTTGCAGATATGATAGAACCCGTCCTCATAGGTTGTAGGCGCTGTTATATGCTCTACCCGTATTCCGTACTTTTCATAGATGATTGCATCCGCTTTTGCTTTGAATTCCATCATCGGCGGAAGATCCGCCGGGATGTCTTTCGTTGCCATAATCTCCACGTGAACTATTCGGTCGAGAGGCAAGTTGTTTCGGGATATAACTTCCAGCATCGCCAAACTGTCTTTGCCATAGCTGATGCTTGCAATATAATCCATTTACACCTCCTCACAACGCCACTTCGCTTATCCGTTTCAAGGACAGGTCAAAGTACTGCTGTTCCATTTCTATCCCGATAAACTCACGGTTGAGCTTGCAACTTGCCACACCCGTGGTGCCGCTACCCATACAGCAGTCCAACACCGTGTCGCCCTCGTCCGTGTACGTTTTTATGAGGTATTCGCATAAAGCAACGGGTTTCTGTGTCGGGTGCAATCCTTTCTCTGATTTAAATTCGAGAATGCTCGTCGGATAGCGAGTGCCATTATTTACCGTGAGCGTCGATTTCTGCTTACCGTAGTTATTACTCGCTCGGCCGCTTTGCGCCGTGTATGCCTTGCCCTCTGTCATTTGCGGATGGTACTTGGGCAGGTTCTTATAAAACACGAGTATATTTTCATGGCGTTTGAGTGGCATCTTCTTTGCGTTAAGGTGTCCGCTTCCTTGTTTCTTTACCCATATCCACTCGTATTTCAGCATCTTCGGATTACTGCTGCCGAGCTGCTTATCGAATGGCGTTTGGGCGAACAGAACTATCACCCCATTGTCTTTTACTATGCGCTCAAATTCTGCCCAAAGTTTGTCAAGCGGAATTTGTGTATCCCACTTGTTTCGTGTCCTGCCATAAGGCAAGTCGCAGAGAACCATATCGACAGAATTAGGATTGAGCTTGGGCATAATCTCTAAACAGTCGCCTTGGTACAGTCTCATACTTCCCCCATAAATAAAGCCTTGAAGATGAACTCCAAGACCTGCACGACTATTCCGTTGCCCGCTTGCCGATACTGCTGTGTTGCGCTTACGTTTACGGCGGCGATTTTATCGATTTGTTCATCGTTCCAGCCCATAAGCCGCAAACACTCTCTCGGCGTGAGTTTACGGATTCGCACGTTCTCCGTTACGATGGCGTTTCCGTCACCGCATGTTAGAGTTTGCGCAATGCCTTTTCCAACACGACCGCGTTTTGTTTTACTGCTCGGGAATGTTATGTTTACATAATCCCCTTCCTCTGCTTTCTCGTAGCCTTGTTTTGTGGCGACTTTGATTTTTAAGTATGACTGCTGAGTCTGCCCCGCATTCGCTTGGAGGGCAGGCACAATGTCCGTTTCTCTCCGCTCTCTGGTCGCCGTACCGTCGCCAGCCTTATGCCCCCAATTGTTCGGTGCAAGCACTTTGACATCATCGGTTTCCAGCTTAAGTACAGCCGAGCTGCCCGACGGACAAGAGCATTGACCTGTAATTGTCGGCGCAATATCGGCGACTTCTTGTTTGTTATAAGCTACGAACATTTCAGGGATGTACCCTTTCTCTTCGATGAATTCTTTATAGCGCCGAGCCACGTATTCTTTTGACCCGCGTTTCTTCTCCATCACGAGATTGTCTTTCTGTACCGTGGTCAGCGAATTGCAGATTCCCTGTTCGTTGGCTTCCAGCCTCTGTTCCAGCGGTGCGCCCTTCGTTCTGTCTGACGGATTATCGGGGTTGCGTCCACGCATCGCAACAATCACGGGGTCTTCCTTGCCACCGCCGAGTACAAAGTTCTCTGCTATCTTCAGCTCAGTGTTGCCACCCTGTTGACAATGCACCGTAGGCGAGATGCCGTCGGGTTCATAAACACGACGGCTGATGTCATGCATCTTGTCCCATTTTCCCCCGACAACCTCTCCAACCTGAACGCATTGCGGGCCTTTGAAATCCCTCGCCAATATCGTGTAGGCAACATCATCGCCCTTCCTTATGCTGTCGCGTCGGGAGTTGAACGATGAATTGATTATACTGCGTATTGTGCTTTCCTTGAGGTAGTACTTTTCATCGACAACTTCGTCTATCATATCCCGTAAGCGAAGTTTGAGTTCTCGCTTTTCGGGAAACTTGAACGGCTTATGTTCTCCTCGGATAGAAACACAGAAGACACGCTCTCTGTTTTGCGGTATTCCAAAATCTTTGGCGTTCAGTATCTGCCAATAATTCGTGTACCCCAACGAAGACAAAAAATAAAGCCAACGGTCAAAGTCGGCTTTGAATTTCTTGCTCACTAGATTTTTGACGTTTTCCAAAAGCAAGTATTTCGGAAGATTTCCTTTTTCAGATGCGGTTATCAATAACCGCTCCACCTCAAAGAGCAAACCGCTCCTGGTGCCTTCCTTTATGCCTGCCCCCTTGCCTGCTACCGAGATATCCTGACAAGGGAACGAATATGTCCACAAGTCGGCATCGGGTAGTGATTTAATTTCTCGGATATCTCCGAAGTTCGTGACTTCGCCGTGCATAGCCTTGTAGCTTTGAATTGCGTACTTGTCAATTTCGGATATGCCGACTACCGTGTGCGGCACTCCGATATTCGTCAGAGCCTGGGTTTGGCTGCCTATGCCTGCGAATAATTCAATGAGCCGCAGCGGATTCTGTTCGGTGTATTCCCCCATCCATGTTCCTCCTTACCGCGTCCGTTAATTTTTGATTTTTACGAAAAACAAGGAAGTACGAGTGGTACTTCCTTGCATGTTTTTGATTTGTGTGCTTTGATGAGAGCAGTCGGTTGTATGCCACTAACACAAAAATGTCTTCGCAATACAGCCCGCTCTCGTTAGCCAAGTTGATTATGTAATTGTGCGATATATATTGTTTTCTGCTGGACACTTTGTCTTGGCACTTTATGATTGCAATGCCGTTCTCTTTAAGTATCCGCTTGATTTCAGCGATGCTTTGGCGGTAGTATTCAAACAGCTCTGGCTCTGTCGGGAATACGCCGAACCGTCGGGCGATGTGATTTCCCACGTCCGTTGCAAGCGACTGTCCTTTTGTGGCAAGGAACGGCGGGTCGAACATTACACAACTGCAACTGTTATTTTTGAGCGGTACTGCTCTACTGTCCGCCTTCACCGTGTCCGTTGTTTGTGGAGTAATATCGAACTTCAGCTTTGGCTGCGGAACTTCGCCACTCTTATAAAAGAAGCCTTTGCTATACGTTAGGTCGGCATCTATGCCGTTTGGCGCATACAGTCTGAGAATGTTCGATATGATTTCTTCTTGCCGATAGGATACGGAACTGATGATTCGTTCTTTCATGACCCACCCAGCAATTTTTCCATTATATCGTCATTCGGGTTCTTTTCGTCCCACTTTGTCAGCTTGCTTTCTCTGACTACAAGGTATATCTTGTTCCACACATCGTTAGTCTGTTTCAAATACTGCTGAGCCATGGCTACAAACGGAGACGGCATCGCCTTTCCGTTTGTAGGGTCTTTGACCAGCAAGCCGTGCTTGGTGTTCATCTCTTCGCATTCCAGCCACCGTGCTTTACAGAATGCGTACTCTTCCAAGTTGTATGGCAGTATGCCCGCCGTACAGCCTATGCCTTTCAACCAAGCATATACCGTCTTATAGATTTCCTTTGCCTTGGCTGATAAATAAGACGGGGGTTCGCTTGGCAACTCTATCCCTTCTGCGCTTAGGTTCACAACCTCAATCGGTCGCCTGCCCGGATTACCTTCGAGTATCTTTTGGGCGGCGGCTTTTTTCGGTCGCCCTGCGCCAGGGCGTCTTCCACCACTTGCCATATCTCCTCCGTTTTGATTTTTCTGATTTTTGATTATTTTGATTTTTCTGATAAAATCAAAAGGGCGGCGGTCGCCGTCCTTTTAACTACGTTAAAGTTTTGATTTAATTGATTTCCACGTTTGATTTTTGATTTTGCGAAAATTCGTGCGAAGTTGCGGCCCCGCTGTTAGGGAGAGACACCTTAGAGATTCGCATCCCCCCTACCCCTACGGGCGTGCGCTCTCGGCGGGGTAGAGGACATAGACACCCTCCTCAGCCTTGAGGTTGTACCTGCCAGCGTACCGCCGAGCGACCTCAGCAGGGCAGTGGAAGTTCGTGACTCCTTTCTCGCTCACCGCCCTTCCGTCTGGGTCTTCTTTTAGTGCGAGAGTTTTATTCGCCTTATCCTCTCCCCACCGAAATTTCTGGTCACCAATACCCAACCGCTTTACAGCTGCTCGGCTGATATAGACTTGACCTTTTTCATAAATAATTACATCCGATTTGCCCCAGCCCTTGGCGGATACTTCAAAGTCAAAGTTATATTTTCCCATTTTTTTATTCCGCCTCTTTCGGGTCTTGTTCCAGCACCAGCAGTTCCCCAATTTTTTTCAGAAAATATTTGCCTGCATACCGTTTCGCTATCTGCATTTGGCAGCTGGTGGTATCTTTCCTTTTCCCTCGTAAGGTTCTGCCTTGGCTTACCTTCTGCATCGCCAGCACGGTTTTGTCCTGGTTTTCTCCCCATAAAATATCCGTGTCGAATATTCCGTAGGTTTCAATTGCCTGTCTGCTGAACCGCACCATTCCGTTCTGATAGATGGTTACATCCGCCGTTTTTTTATCGGCTGTTTTTAGTTTTTCAAAGGTGAATTCGCTCATATGTGTTTACTCCTTTTGGGGTTTCCCCTGTTTTTTTGTAAACACAACATACCATAAGAAACTGATTGAGCCCAGCGAAACGCTGGGCAAACTTGAAACTTTTTACAACTTTTTCAAACAGCAACAGCGGACTTTCGTCCGCTGTGTCTTAGTCTTCGTAGGTTAATTTCTCGCCACGGCTTGCTATCGCTCTTTGGCAGTTTCCGCATAAGTAGCCGAGCTGTACCTCTTTTCGCATCTCGTCTATCGGCATCAGCTCTTTGCACCATTCGCAGAAGTCGTACTCCTCGTCGTCAATATACACCGCATTTACTCTTATGGTTTCGCCTTCTTCATCGGCAGGTTCGGTGTATATGTCTACTCGGCTGTCGTTTCGTGTTGCCATAAAACAGTAGTTGCCCTGGTGTTCGAGTGTTCCCTCATCCAGCCCTAATAATTCAACCAGTCCTTTGCCGTCGTTCTTAACTATCTTGTTCATTTTTTACTCCTCTCGGGCGGTTGCCCTTGCTTGATTTTGTAATCAAACAATACCGTAATTTATCAAAAGAGCCCAGCGAAACACCGCCAAATACTGAAACTTTTTTAAACTATTTTCGTCCAAATCTGCTGCCCTCTTCAACCGATTTTCGGCTGTGGCAACTCCAGCAGAGGCTTTGCAAATTACTTGGGGCAAACTTATCACCGCCCTGCTTGATGGGAATTATATGGTCTACCATAGTGGCTTTTTTACGTTTCCCCTCTTTCAAGCATTCCTCACAGAATGGGTGCTGTTCAAGCTGCTTTTTACGGGCATATAACCATTCGGGGGTTTTATAAAAACATTTAGTGAAATTATCCCGTCCGTATTGGTTATACTGTTTATCCGTCAATTTCTTATGCTCGTCGCAATACTGTCCTTCAACCAGCCGAGGACAGCCTGGATAACTACAAGGTCGTTTGGGTTTTCTCGGCATATTATGTCCTCCTGCTTTCTCTGTTATTATATCGGGTATTTGGTATATTTTTGGCTTTTTTTGGTATAGCCGTGGCTCTTTTTATAACCCTGACAAGCAGTTGGCGATCATATCAAGCGCATCATCCCTCCTTTTGGTTACAGCCACACGGCTCATATACATGCGCTTAGCCAACTCTCGTAAAGAAATTTTACTCATATAGTGCAGCTGTATAATCGTGCTGTATTCCTCGGGAAGAGATTCCACACATTCGGTTATGGTTTTATAGACTATTACGGGAATGCAGTTTTCATCCCCTTGCTTACGGCGGAATTCTGCCACCGTCCGTTTATCCCCATAGTTCTCGAGGTATTCTTTTATTTCTGACTTAGTCATTTAACCATTCCTCCACTTCTTTTTGGCGCTGTTTCTCTCTTACTCGCAAATCCCATACCCAATCGGTTTCCTCTTTTGGGGTGAGGGATGATTTTAACCAATGGCGGATTATTCCGTCTTCTTCCATTTCTTCCGACCAATCGTCCGCCCGGCATATTCCAGCTAATTCCCACATCTGCATCCTACTGATAGTCTTGCCCTTGTAAAAGAACAGCATCAGCATTTCATCTGTTGTTTCGTCATAATATTTCGCTCGGATGTAGTAACCGATATTTTGCCCGCTGATATTGTCTATGTACTTTTCGCACTCGCCCTTCATATCCGCTCTCGGTATGGGCAGTCCGAATAGGCTTTCATAGTCAAATCGGGCTTCATCCGTTATGACGATTTGATTGATTACCGCATCCGCTGTCATATTACTCCTTTTCAAACGCTCGTATTATTTCTCTCACTTCTTCAACAGTTCGCACGACAGTTGCGTAACCGCCTGCGTTTATTATTTGCTTAATAGTTACCGCCTGCAAAACCGTTGACTTGTTTTTACCGACCTTACATTCCAGCCCGATAAATCTGCCCTTATAACAGACAATTAAATCTGGAATTCCAGCTGTACCGTACATTCCGCCGTGTTCTTTCCAAAAATAAAGGTTCGGTACGGTCTTGAGGTACTCGCTTATTTTTCGTATTAAATCACTTTCACGCATTTACTCTCCTTAAAACCCACCATACACACCTTACAACCATACACAACTTACACTTTATTTGGAGAATGTAAGTGTGTATAAAATCTCTCTTCTATGAACTTCTTTTTATTAGGTTCTTTGTATATTTGTGTATGGTGTGTATGATGTATGGTTGTGTATGTACTTTACAGAAGTCAAACTTTAATCGTTGGGGTCTTGCCCAAAAAGGTATGCTTGCCTTCCGCCGCCGTACTTACTTTTCTTATTGAATGTATGGATATTATTTTGTCCGCTGCGCTTGGTCGAATGCTCGATGCCATTGTAGTACAGCATTTCTTCGATATTTCGTAGCTCCTTTCCAAGTCCCACAGAAGACCCAGCATAAGGCTTGCCTGTAATATCGAACACTCTTTTCAGCAGATCGCCCGCCGTTCCTTTCCAACCGAGAGGGAAATCCTCGACGAGCTGCTTTATCGTTATAACGAGCAGATTGCTTTCATACTCACGCTTTTTGCGCTTGTCTTCTTCGTCCTTAGCCGAGCCGACCATATTCCAACGGAATTTGTCCTCGTCAAAATTAAGGACGATGTCCTGCTGTCGGATATCTCGCCCCGTCATAAACAATGTGGCATTATCATCCTGACGCTTTTTCTTGTAAATAATGAAGATGGTATCGCATACACCCATAATACCGTTACTGCCCGATATCATATTGAACACGTCGTTCTCGTCCGCCATCTTCCTCAGATGGTGAATAAGGAAGATGCACACCTTATGCTTGTCAGCATAGTTTTTCAGCTCACTCAGCTCTCGGTAGTCCGTGGCGTATGCTATTTCATTTTTCTTCGCCGTACCGCGTACCTTCTGCAAAGTGTCGATAATAATCAACTTGATGTCCGGATGTTCTTCCAGCTCTTCGTCAAGCTGCTGAATAAGATTGCCGTCCAAGATTCCAGCGGTAACGCCCATATAAAAATTGGACGGTGCATCGTCGCCATCAAGCAATTTATTGAGTCGGTCTTTCAATCGATATAGACTGTCTTCGAGTGCAAGGTACAGACACCCTGCTTTCTTCGTTGGATAGTCCAAGAAATTCTTGCCCGTGGTTATCGCCAAGCACATCTGCATTGACATCCAGGATTTGCCGACCTTTGAACTTGCGCATAAAATCGCCAAGCCCTGCGGCAATACATTCGGAATCAACCATTGCGGCGGTTCGATATGCATATCTTGCAAGTCGCTGGCAATGATACTTCCGACGCCTCTCTTATAGAACTTCCGAACTTCCTTTTTCGCCGCCGTTACCGCCGATTGCAGTTTCTTCGGATCTTCCATCAGCAATTCGTTGGGGTCTTTTTTCTTGCCTGCGACGTTATAAACGATGAACGGTACTTTGAGCTTGGTCAGCTCGTCCGCAAGTCCCTGCGATGCTTTCTGTCCAGGATCGTCATTGTCCAAGCAAAGCACGAGCGGTGCATTCGGTTTTCTTGCCTTGACTTCCTTGACGAGTTTGTTCGTTCCACCTATTCCGCAAAGCGACACCGCCGAGCCGCCGCATTGACATATCGATAATGCGCACAACGGACTTTCTACTATGAAGACAGGTTCACGGCTGTTACCCCACAAGGCCCGACGATTGAAGAGCGGTTCTGCCCCAGCTTCTTCGGTGGTAGGTTTATAGAATTTTTTGTCAGCGATGCTCCGCGTCTGATAGTATTTCAGTTCCGACGAATAAGGCAGGACGACCGAATGGTGCTTTACGTCATAGCCCAAGCAATAGGTTTTTATTGTTGCGGCGCTCAGTCCGCGCCGTGAGAAATAATCGGTTTGTCCGACATCTCGAATGCATTGTGTCAGATATTCCTTTATGCTCTGGCGTTTGGGGCAATCGTCTATATCGATATGGAACGTCTCCGCAAGAAACTTTGCGCCTTCGAGCGGTTCGACGTCTTTCATCTTCGCAGCGAACGCTATAACGTCGCCCGTTTCGCCGCATCCGAAGCAAGTGAAAATATTGTTCTTTCGGTCAACAGAAAACGACGGTGTCTTTTCACGGTGAAAAGGGCAATGACACTTATCTCTGCTATTAAGTTGCAGCCCAAACAGCGAAACCGCCTCGGCTATTTTGACTTGGTCTTTGACCTTTTCGAAAATGTTCGTCATCCTTCCTCCATGCTCTCCGAGAAATACCGTATCAATATTCCTTTTATCTTTGCTTTTTCTATTTCTGCCTTCATCCCTTCGCTGATGCGAGTGCCGAACACCCAAAGCTCGCTACATATATCCAAGAGCTGCAAGCCCATATCCATGCCCGCCCTTCTTTCGGTCTTATTTTCATCATCCAAGAATTGCGGAAATATAACGTGTGGCGCAATCGGCAGACAGCCTTGTTCGTATGCGAATCGGGAGTAGAGATTTGCTTTGACAATATTCTTCTCATAGCTCCGCCTTAACGGTGAGCAGATATAAACGATTTTTCTTCCCATTGTTCCACCTGATTCAGCAACATAGGGCGGCAGTCTTAACCACCGCCCCTTTTGCCGATTATGCTTTATTCTTCGTCAAGCTCGGTTACCTTGGTCGCCATAGTTTTGACCTGTTCGCTCATGGGCAAGATGCTCTTGAGTTCCTCGTCCGTGAGCTGTCTGTCCACAGCGAACACCGCCTGCGAGTAGTTGATGCCGCCGCTGTTCTGCGCCTTCTTCAGCGTGAACTTCGTAACGACAGCGTTGGTCTTTTTCCCCTTCGAAAGCAAGCGCATCACGTACTTACTGAACTCGCCGAGACTGCCCGTGGGCAGCGACAGAATTGTAGGCAACGCTTCACCTTCTCTCAAAAGATAAATTCTGCGTTTCTGCTTGCACGCCTTTGCGCCGTTCTTTCCGCTTCCGAACTTATTAAACTCGCATTCGGCGCACGTTTTAACCTCGCCCGTTTCCGCTTCGATACCGATTTTTCCGTCCATCGAGCCGCAGTCGGGAGGATTGTTCCCGCCCGTATATTCTTCTTTGTAGTAACAGTTAATCGGGTGATGATACAGAATAACCGCCTTGAACTCTTTGACGCTGTCGGGACTGTCGGGGTCGTCGCCGGGGACTTCGTATGCAAGTCCGCCGCCCGCCGGGATTTTGATTCTCTCAAACGACGGGGTGAGTCCGTCAAGTTCCTCTGCAAGCAGGTCGCTGAAATTAATCCCCGAACCGTACTCCGCTACTGCGCTTTCTTCTCTTTTTGCTACTTCGTTTGCCATTTTCATCCTCCAAAATTAATTATTTTTTTTGCTTTTTGCGACGCGGATGCTATTCTTTTCCGCTATCTTGATGAGTCCTTCCAACCAGGTCGGCAAGACGCCATCGTTTTCCGAAATAAGCTCCTTTATCGTTGCCGACAAAGTCTGACTGTTAATCGTGAACAAGTCCTCGAAACCGTTAGCTTTCATCGCTTCCCACAGTTCGCCTTTCTTGTCGGGTTCGGGCGACGGGTACTCTGTCGTCACGAGCGAGAACGTTGTTCCGTTGCGATTGAACGACGTCAATTCCTCGGTCGTCATGATGCCTATCATCTCGGTCATTATGCCGTCGATTTCTTCATTGACGCCCTTGGTCTGTACTTCCAAATCACTCTTAACGAGCCGCAACTCTTTGAGCTTATCGGAGAGTTCCAACAATCTGTTATCCAAGTTATACCTCCCATTTTTTAATGCAGTTTTGATGTCAATTCCTTTTTTCAAGCGACTCTCTACCGTACTTCTCGGCTGACCGTAAATTCGGCAAAGCTCTGTCAACGTGAACTCTTTGCCTTGAATGACAAACTTCCGATTTCTGCGAGTATTTCTCTGCTGGCGGTTGGCTTGAATCCACTCGCAATTCTCGGGGCAGTAGTTTCCGTTGCAATCTTTCCTTTCTATGGTCAAGCCGTCCTTGTATCCATTGGACATCGCCCAATAAAAGAACTGCTCAAAGCTGTCTTTCCATTCCTCGCAAACGCTGACACCGCGTCCGCCGTAGTACTGATAATCTTTGCTTTTGGGATTGCTGCACCGCTGTTTCATATTCGCCCAAATACGATGCAAACGCATTCCCCCGGCGGGCATCGCCTTTTGCATTTTACGGTAACAACCGCAGCTCATTGTGTGTCCGTTCACGAGGTCGGTGCCGCGTACTATCGCCGTTCCACCGCACTCGCACTTGCAAGCCCACATCGATGCTGTGTTTTTTCCGTGGGGAGGCAACCTTTCCACGGCGGTCAGCCTTCCGAACAGCTTGCCCGTTAAATCATTGAATTTAGCCATTGAGTAAACTCCTCCAATCGTCTACCATAATCTTTGCGATGTCGCCCTTATGTTTCAGAGCGTTTAGTATTTTTTCATCGACCGTTCCCTTGCCGACAAGGTGAATATACAGACATTTCTGCTTTTGTCCGATACGGTGTATTCTTGCTCGGCTTTGCTCGTAGTTGGCGTATGAAAAGTCGAGAGAATAGAACACCGCCACATTGGCTGCTGTCAGCGTCAATCCCATACCCGTGGTCTGCAACTGTCCGATGAATACTTTGACATCGGGGGCTTCTTGGAATTTCTTGACTTGATCCGCACGGTCTGTGGTTGCACCGTAAATAAGGGCATAGCCGATTTTCTTCTTTTTCAGCATAGCGGCAATTGCCTCTATCTCGGGAACAAACCGAGCAAACACCACGACCTTCTTTTCTTCGTCCAAGCAAGTATCAATAATGTCTTCCAGCGCATCGAGCTTTGCACCGCTCACCTGCTGTGCTTCACCTTTGATATCATCACGAATAAATCCGCCAGTGCATTGCGCCAACCTCAAGAGCTGCGTCAGCACGTTCCTTGCAGTCACTTCACCGCCTGCAAGCTCGGCGTAGCAGTCCTTTTCAATCATTCGGTAGATTGACTGTGCGGGCGGTTCGAGCGGTACTATCTGCGTTTTATCGATAAACGGCGGCAAGTCAACCGCATCCTCGATTTTGATTCGGAATGCTATGCTGTGAACTTTTTCAACGAGTTCGTCCAGGTGTCTGTACCCTACTATCATTCGGTTTTGATAACCGCCGAGTATTGCATAGCGGTTTCTGAAAAGATAGAAACTCGTACCGAATATGCTGTCATCCAAGAATTTGTATTGCGAGAAGATATCAAGCGGACTTCCCGTGATGGGCGTTCCCGTGAGAATTATGTTGTACTTACTCTGCCTGCCCAAACGATGCAGAGCCTTTGATTGGGATGCGCTCGGCGTCTTAATTTTGGAGGACTCGTCGCATACAATTAGGTCTGGTTTCCATTTTGTGATTTCCGATTCCAACCGCCAGCAACTCTCATAATTGACAACAATAATTTGAAGCGCAGCACCCTGCATATAGTTGAATGCCGACCGTTTCTTTTCCATAGTTCCGTCAAGCACCGTCAGCGCATAGCGATAATCTGCGAACTTTCGGAACTCGTCTTCCCACACACCTACTATCGATTTCGGACAGACCACGAGCATTTTCTTTACACCCTTGTCTGCCTCAAGCGTTCCTGTGATGGCTATCGTCATCATCGATTTGCCCGTACCCATGTCAGCCAGCAGTGCCACGGCTTTTCCCTTTTCGAATGCGTCAAGCGCAAAATCGTAGGCGTCTTTCTGATGTGCAAATAATTTTGCTTTGACTCTCGGCTTACGATGCTCACAACGGCTCACAAACGCGACACGGACGGTTTTAGCGAGTTCTTTGAGTGATTCATCGAGGCTTGCCCCGAGCAGCGACAGCGTGCTTGCATTTTGAGCGGTCAGCGGTATGACCCAGCATTTCTCATCAGCATCATAGAACCGTCCTTCGATTTCCTTGATTGATTCTCGGTATTGATAGCAGTCATAAACACGAATGCTTTCGTTACACTGGACAGCGTACATTCATACCCTCCCAGTCAATCACGTTCACCATTGCATCAGCGCCGAATATTTCCAGCATCCGTTTGCTTTGCTGATAGTCAAACGGTTGGCGTCCTTTCAGCATTCTGATTAACTTCGATTCGCAAACCCCCAGCTCCAGAGAAATGGTCTGCAGACTTGTTCTCGATCGCTTCAGTAAGGTTATAAATTTCCTTGCGCGTACTTTCATTTCCTACCTCTTTTCGGCTCTTTGAATTTTTTTAGAATAGCTTTCATGGTTTCAAGTTCATCGCCATCGAGCCTTGAGGCAATCTTTTCAAGCAGTGCCGTTTCCTTGTCCGTCATATACTTTTTGCCGAGGCTGTAATCTTCGTCAATGAATACGCCGCCGCCCGTTCCTTGAACCGTGTAAATCGGGTAAGAACACGAAAGCACCAGCAAGTCGCGTTCTATCGTGCGGTTGGACACTTCGAACTCTGTCGCCAGCCGCTCTCGCGTTGTCTGACGGCATTCGCACAGATATTCCAATATTGCAACTCTGCGTTCTGCTGCGCTTTGCATGTTCTCACCTCCTTTGCCTTTGATGGCTGTATTCTAATTGACGAACTCGACACCTATTGACGAGTTAAAAAAATAATTTTAAATTTTTTTCTCATTCATTATTGCAAATAAAAAACTACACTGGGCGATACACTTTTTCTTGCAATGCTGTTTTTTGGAACGAAAAAAAGGCCAACCGATTTGGTTCTTTTCTCTTTAAGAAAATTACCGAAAATCGGTTGGCCTCTCACTCAATAGGTGGTATAACCTGACCGCTTGTCTTTGCGTTTGGATTTGGCTTTATATAGTCTCTATTTCAGACCGACCAAGCAATACGCAAACCAAGTCTTAATTAAATTATTTGTTGTCCTTTAGGGGCATATATGTCTGTCTGAATATGCCGCCTGCTCATAACCTTGGAAACCAGCACAGCTCCACATCTTGGACATTGCACTTTTGTGACACCGTTTATCCTAAGTCCCATCATCCGAGTATAACAGTTTCCGCATATCATCTCGACGGGCTTTGCCTTGTCTTCCTGTTGCATTTCATCTTACCCTCCTTTCCCCCTATAGATTATTTTGCTGTAGTTTTGACGACTGTATGAACGGTTAAGGGGATATATCCTATTCCAAAGTCGCCAAGCTCAAATCTCTTTCGTATATTTCGCAGATGCACGGGGCGGCACATCTGTTGAAATCAATATTGCTTTGCCATTACTTCGGCAAATGTCGGGCCTTTCCCTAACTTCCTTACAAGTTGCTCGGGGCTATAAACGGGTATCCATGTTCCTCTTCCGCCTATACCCTCTACCTTGATCACCTTTCCGCATCCGATGCATTCATATGTACCTTCTGTTTCCTCTAAGTTGAGGTTTGCATTGAGTTTCTTGCAATGCGGACAAATCTCGTTATGCAGTTTCATGACTCTCTCCTTCCCCCAGCCACGCTTGTCCGATGCTTTCGTAGCCGGGCTTTAAATTTCTTAGGCTTTCTCGGTCTATAATAACCGATAGAACATCCTCACCTTTTATCCGTTTGCGGTCAATGAACGTTGTCATTATAACACCGCACGTCGGACATTGGTGCTGTTCTTTTTTCTCGCTGACGGGGAGTTTAAGTTCTCCGCCGCAAACCGTACAATAATTAATCACCTATCCAATCCTCCACTCTGATTTTTTCGTCCACTATGGGCTCTTTTTTTATGAATTCCTGTACCGAGTCAATATTTAAAATGTTCATTAAGCGAATCAGATTATACCCATCGGGAATTGAGTCACCGCTTTCCCATTTTTGATATGTTCTTACGGATGTTTCAACCGCATCCGCTACTTGCTTTTGTGTAAATCCATTGCGCTCACGATAGAATTTGAATGCCCAGCTATCAAACTCTGTTACAGCCGACCCGAAATAAATTGGCCACCAAATATTGCTTTTTTCACCCTCCTTATTATAGATGTTAAGCATATATATCTTGGTTGTAGGCGTAAGTCCTATTCTCAGTTCTTTATCAAAATCTCCTTTGCAATGAATATATTCTGCGTTCTCAACTTTGACACCTATCCACTCCATTACAGGGTTACCTTTGTTGTCACAAGGGAACTCGCCGCCGACAACTATTTCATTGTCGTCTCGCATAAAGTCTTCATTAAACCCGACCAGCCCTGGCAAGTAAACTATAGGTTTCTGACCCGCATAAAGCAATAATTTATTGTAGCTGTATAATATTGATTTGGGCGTCGTATCGCCAACGTACATCCTCTCGCAAAGGTCAAGATAATTACACCATAAACAGAATATATCGTATCGTGACACATAGCCCGTCTGCTTAACGGTGTATTCCATGATATTTACAATGCTGATTTTGTGGTGGTAAAACAGCCGCTCAAGCCGCTGATATACTTCCTCATAATTTGGGTCACCGTATTGCGTATATTTATAGTATCCGCTAATGATGCTTTTTAGGTCGCCACAATGATTCCCTTTGTAATCTGCAACATAAAAATAGAAAGGTATTCTTCTTATAAACGTTTCCTTATCTATTGCGTTAAACCCAAACCCCTCTCTTAAAAGTTCAAGCCTACCAGGGTGCGCCATTCTATCTTCTGGCAGCGGTGCAATAGCAAATATTTCTCCCCCAACAACATCGTGCAATTTCAAATAGCCAATAACTTGGTCTACATTAAAGTATTCCTTGCTTACGTATTTTCTTATAAATTGTTCCTGCTCTGCAGTTATCATTGTACCGCCTCCTTGTTTCTTGCTTATATTATAACATGAAACATTTGGGTAATCAAGCCGTCTTTTTAGTCGTGTTGTGCGAAGATTTATTCGTGTTTTTGCGGTTGCTTGCTACGTTAATTGGCAGAAACAATAAAATTATACGACTTATAAATCGTTTTGCATATCAATTATAAATGTCTTTTACCGAAAACAATTTATTTACTCAACTTACACCGCCATTATAACAATATAAACATTTGTTTGTCAAGAATTAATTGTCCTATTATTAGTACGTTCATAAAAATATTGTAACAAAAAAAGACCGCTGAGCGATCTTTTTAATCTCAATTATTCACAAGTGCAGGTTATACATTAATG